CAATGTGGCTGATGCTTCAGCAGGATAGACCTGATGATTACGTGATAGCGACCGGAGAGACGCACACCGTCCGTGAGTTCCTAAATGAAGTTTTTGACATTGCCGGCCTAGACGTCGATAAGTACCTTGTCATTGACGAGAGGCTCAAGCGTCCGCATGAGGTTCCATGGCTAGAAGGCGATTCGTCGAAAGCAAGAGAAAAACTCGGCTGGGTGCCGAAGACAACGTTCAAGGGGCTCGCAAAGCTCATGTATGAAGCTGATCTTGAGGCCATGAAGAAGTTGAAAAACTAGCTCGTTACCAAGATAATGAATCTGTAAGGAGCAAAAATGAGCATAGGCGTAATTGGTCAAGGATTCGTCGGTGGCAGTCTCACAACAGTTTTCTCTGAACGAGGCGAGACTGTGTACGTTTACGACAAGGCTGGCAAGTTAGCTAATGGTGGAATCAACGCTTTCAAGCGATCTATTCCTCTGGAGTACATTTACCCCGGTTCCATTCCCGAGTTTGTTCGTGAGTGCGAAGGAACATCTGGATTTTCTGGTGTTTTCTTCGTTTGCGTACCAACTCCTATGTACGAGGACGGTTCACCTGATACGACAATAGTCGAGGACGTACTCGAACTTATCTCTGTGTCTCCTTACACGGCCGATTCACCTGAGAGGATCGCTGTTATCAAGTCTACGGTCCCGCCGGGTTCCACGGAGCGATGGAACAAGATGTTCAATGATCGCGGTCTTCATGTGGTGTTCAACCCTGAATTCCTTACCGAGGCAAACGCGGTGAATGACATGCGTGAGCAGAACCGAATTGTTCTAGGTGGACCACGACCGTATATCAACACTGTTCGTAATGTGTTTCAGCGCGCGTTTCCGAAGGTTCCTATCATCAAGACCTCTTCTACAACCGCCGAGATGGTTAAGTACGTGACGAACTGTCTGTTATCAGTCAAAGTTTCTTTTGCAAACGAAGTGGCGCAGATTTGTGAAGCTCTTGATGCTGACGGTCTCAACATCGATTACGACAAGGTGGTTGAGTACGCGAAGTTTGACAGTCGACTCGGCGAGACCCACTGGTCGGTCCCAGGCCCTGTTCCGACCCATGATGGTCGTTATGTACGTGGATTTGGAGGACACTGCTTCCCCAAGGATATCAACGCTTTGATGAGCGTTGCTCGGCAGTACGGAGTCGAGCCGATCGTTATGCAGGCTGCATGGTCCAAGAATCTTGAGGTTCGTGGTCCTGACGATCGAGATTGGGAGAAGCAGCTAGGTCGTGCCGTCAGCAAGCGGAGGCAGTGATGAAAGCACTTGTAACTGGTGGAGCTGGATTTATCGGTTCCCATGTGGTTGACGCTCTGATCGCACGCGGTGATGAGGTCGTCTGCGTGGATGATAAATCTGCACCTCAGAATCAGATATTCTACTGGAATGATGCAGCGACAAATATCAACGCTGATATTCGCAATCTACACGAGAGTGTGTATCACGGTGTTGATGTTGTGTTTCACCTCGCTGCACGTTCTAGAATCCAGCCGACAGTGAACAATCCTTCCGAGTGCTTCTCTGTGAATGTTCTAGGTACCCAGCAAGTGCTGGAGCACAGTCGACTGGCGGGCGTGAAGAGGGTCGTGTACTCGGCTTCGTCTTCCTACTACGGTCATGCTTCAAAGCCTCCATTTCTTGAGTATGCTCCGAAAGGTTGCGCCACACCCTACTCTCTTTCCAAGTGGCAGGGTGAGGAAATCTGCGATCTCTACACGAAGCTGTATGGTCTTTCGACAGTCTCATTACGCTACTTCAACGTGTATGGTCCTCGTGAACCTTTGAAGGGCGAGTACGCTCCTGTAATGGGACTTTTTAAGAGGCAGAAGGAAGCTGGGCAGCCGATGACAATCGTCGGAAACGGAAATCAGCGGCGCGATTTCACACATATCAGTGACGCAGTTGAAGCGAACTTGCTAGCTGCTGAAAAGTTGCATGTGACAGGTCCTGTGAACATCGGAACTGGTAGAAATTACTCGATCAATGAGCTGGCTGTTATGATCGGTGGAGATCGACTTTACGTTGCTGAGAGAGTTGGTGAGACACGTGAGACTCTAGCAAATAACATGCGAGCTCGTGAGGAGCTTGGTTGGACTCCGAAGGTAAATCTAGAGGATTATCTTAGGCAGTAGCGGTTCTGGCACTTAAAAAATGGTCGTATGTGGTTTAATATAAGCCATGTACGACTATCTCATTATCGGTGCTGGTCTCTTCGGTAGCGTCTTTGCCCATGAGGCTCGTCGCAAGGGTAAGCAAGTTCTCCTGATAGACAAGCGTGAACACATCGGCGGAAACTGTTACAGTGAGCGTCGTGAGGGAATTGACGTTCACAAGTACGGCCCGCACATCTTCCACACATCCGACGACCGGATCTGGAAGTTTATGAATCAATTCACCGAGTTCAACAATTTCACGTTGCGACCGAAGGTGAAACATGGGAATAAACTTTACTCGTTCCCGATCAACCTGATGACCCTGCATCAGGTGTGGGGAGTGGCAACTCCGGATGAGGCGATAAAGAAGCTGAATGAGGTTCGCGTTCCCTGCGAGAATCCTCGTAATCTTGAGGAGTGGATCCTCTCGCAGGTTGGTCATGAGATCTATGAGATCTTCATTCACGGCTACACGACCAAACAATGGATGCGTGACCCGAAGGATCTTCCTGCATCGATCATCAAGCGTCTCCCGATCAGGTTGACTTTCGATGACAATTACTTCAATGACACGTACCAGGGAATTCCGAAGGAAGGATACACCAGCATCTTCAAGTCAATGCTGCAGGGCTGTGATGTCGCTCTTGGCGAGGACTACTTCAGTGATCGAGATCGCTGGAACTCGATGGCAAAGCGTGTAGTGTACACTGGAAAGATCGACGAATTCTTCAATTACAAGTTCGGTGATCTCGAGTATCGATCTCTCCGGTTCGAGGAAGAGACTCGATTCGGCGACTTTCAAGGAAACGCTATCATCAACTACGGGGAAGCGTCGGTCCCGTACACTCGAATCACCGAACACAAACACTTCACACCAGAGCGTCTGGACAAGTTGAACAGCACGATCTACACAAAAGAGTATCCGATTCCCTGGAGTCGCGATGCAACTCCGTACTATCCGATCGGCGATGATAAAAATAACGAGGTGTATCGAATGTACAAGGAAGCAGCTGAAAGCGAATCGAACGTGATGTTCGGCGGTAGACTCGCCGAGTACAAGTACTACGACATGCATCAGGTGGTCGGCTCTGCTCTTCAGAAGTCTCGGAGGGAGCTTGTCTGATACTCTTCTCCCTACCGGTAAGGCTCACGTTTCGTACTCAGAGGTCCGAAGCTGGAACGAATGCCCATACCGTCACTATCTCCAGCAGATCAAGAAGATCAATCTCGATAAGCCGAGTGAGCATCTCGATTTTGGAACATCGGTTCATGCAGCCTGCGAAGGTTACCTGAAAACCAAGGTCATGAACATTGAGCAGTGCTTGATGGATATTGTGTCTGCCTGGGATTCCAAGGGATTTCCAGAGGTTGAGAAGTGGGCTACTTGGGCGAAGAATGCGCTTGAGGAAGTCCCAACCTGGCTCGATGAAACTTTCCCTGGTTGGGAGACAGTGTCAGCTGAGGAAGCGCTCTACGAGTCTATCGAGGATCGTAACGCTTACTTTAAAGGATTCGTCGACTGCATCATTAAGGTACCTCGTGAGAAAGGTGGCTACGATCTCTGGGTTCTGGACTGGAAAACGGCAGGAGCAGGCGGGTGGAGCGCGGATAAGAAGCAGAACCCGCTTACGCTGGCTCAGGTTGCTCTCTACAAGTCCTATCTGATGAATAAGCACAAGGAACTTTTTGACGGCGCTCGATACGTCAAGTGTGGATACGTGCTGCTGAAGAAGGGTGCTAAGGCTGGAAAGCGCGTTGAGCTCTTCACGGTGTCAGTAGGCCCAGTCGCGATGCAGAAAGCCAATAAGCTGGTGTCAAATACTATCGCTGGTATGCGTAAGGGTGTCAAGATCAAGAATAAGCAGTCCTGCTTGTACTGCCCCTACGTCAACACAGAGCACTGCACATAATTTACTTATTACGATAGATTCATAGTTTTCTTCAAGGGAGTTATTCTTTTGCGAAAGAAGAAAGTATTAGTGCTATCCGACCACGCGTTATCAACGTCAGGTGTCGGAACGCAGACAAGACATCTAATAAACGGCTTGATCGCGAAGGGTGAGTGGTCGTTTAGGCAATTTGGGGCAGCTATTAAGCACCAGGATTATCGAACGATCGTGGTAAATGATGATTTTATCATAAAGCCGATCGATGGATTCGGCAATCGTGAGCTTATCAGGGTTACAATTGCGACCGAGAAGCCTGATCTGATCCTTATCTTCACCGACCCTAGGTTTTTTACGTGGCTGTTTGAGATGGAAGACGAGATCCATCAGGTCTGTCCGATCGCCTGGTGGCACGTGTGGGACAATTGGCCGAAGCCAAAGTTTAACTCAGCTTATTATGAGTCGACGGATTTGATCAACTGTCATTCGTATCTGACTTATGAAATTTGCAAGCAGGATTTTTCGGAAAAGACCAATTTCATTCCACACGCATTACCTCCTGAGCTGTTTTACCCTCTTCCTGATGAGGTGAAGCGCCAGAAGAAGGTGGAACTCTTAGGTCCAACACGAAAGGACCATTTTGTTCTATTTTGGGTTAATAGAAACGCGAGACGGAAGAGGTCCTCAGACGTGATCGAGGCATGGTCAATGTTCAGGAGAAAGATCGAGTCTGAGGGGCTGGGTGACGCTACACTCGTCATGCACACCGATCCTTTCGATCCTGAAGGTCCTAACCTGCATGAGGTAATCGATTTGTTTGGAGTTCGAGACAGCGTTGTGTTCTCGAATGAAAGGATAGACTTCAACCAGATGAATGTACTTCACAATGTATCTGATGCCTGCATCAACATTTCGTATGCTGAGGGTTTCGGATTGGCTACTCTTGAGTCGATGCAGTGCGGTAATCCAATCATCGCTGTGAAAACGGGTGGTCTTACCAGACAGGTCGTTGACCACAGAGACGGAAGCGAGAATGGAATTGCTTTGCCAGTTGAGTTCAGAACCTGCGTAGGTTCACAGGCGGTTCCTTACATCTATGAGGATTACGTCTCGAATCAAACTGTTGCTGATGGTATAGAAAAGCTATACCGCATGGGTCCTGATGGCAGGAAGAAGTTAGGAAACAAGGCACGTGAATACGTGATGAGCGAGTTCAACTACCAGAATGTGATAGACTCGTGGCATAACTCGTTGAACAAGATGCTGGCAGAGTGGAAGCCGATGAAGAATTCTTGGAAGAAGGTGACGTTATGAAAACCGTTCTTGTACGTGGTCCGTTGCTCAGCGAGTCTGGATATGGAAATCACGCCAGGCAGGTGTTTAGCTGGATAGTCAAGAAGCATCCAGACTGTGAAGTTAGGGTGCAGGTACTGCCGTGGGGTTCAACGAGTTGGTTGGTCAATCCAGATGCTGAGAATGGCATTGTTGGTGAGATCATGAAGAGAACTGGACCTCTCGATAAGAAGTACGATGTATCATATCAGATACAGCTTCCAAATGAGTGGGACACCAGCCTCGCTAACTTCAACGTTGGAGTAACAGCTGTCGTAGAGGCTGATAGGTGTAATCCAAATTGGATAAGCTCTTGCAACTCCATGAATTGTGTTGTAGTTCCGTCAGAATTCTGCAAGAAAGTTCTGCTGGACACTGGTAACGTTACGACCAGGGTCGAGGTGGTGCCTGAAAGTTTCATACCTGAGGTTCTTGATGAGAATTGTAAGTTTGACGCAAAGTTTGAGACCAACTTTAATTTTTTGATACTCGGCACGATGACCGGTAACAATCCGTTCAATGATAGAAAGAATATCTTCTTTGCTATCAAGTGGATTTGTGAGGAATTTGCTAATGATCCTGACGTCGGTATAATTCTTAAGACCAACGTCGGGAGAGGAACGAAACTTGACTGGCCTCATGTTGAGAATGTCATACGTAAAGCTGTCAATGAGGTTAGGAAAGGACCGTATCCGATGGTCCACATCATTCATGGCATAACTTCGCAGGAAGAAGTTGCCGGCCTCTATCGTCATCCGCAGGTGAAAGCTCTTGTTGCTCCGACCCGTGGCGAAGGATTCGGTCTGCCGATTCTCGAGGCAGCTGCCTCAGGTCTTCCTGTCGCTGCGACTGAGTACAGCGGACACATGGACTTCATGAAGCACGGAAAGTTTATAAGATTTGAGTACGATCTAAACCAAATTCACGAGTCTCGCTGCGATGAAAATATTTGGATGAGAGGCAGCAAGTGGGCTGAGGTTCGTGAAAGTGACTTCAAGAAGAAACTTAGAAAGTTTAAGAACTCCAGCTCAGTTCCAAAGCAGTGGGCCGATGAGCTTGCTAAGAAAGTTCGTGACAGTCATTCGCCGAATGCGATCGTGAACGAGTATGAAAGAGTTATAGGTTACACTTTGTCATGATGGCACTTCTCGCTGGGGTCATTCTTGTTGAGACTGTAGCTTTAGCGATTGTCTCAGCATTCGCTTACAGGAACGCACTTACGATCCTTCGAGTGCAGGATGCGATCGAGGAGTCGCTGGACGTTCTTGACAAGAGATACGACTCCATATCGAAGATACTGAAGATACCATTATTTTACGATTCGCCAGAAATTAAGAGAGCTGTCGAAGATATTAGAAGGTCGAGAGAGGCTATTCTATATGTCGCAAATCAGTTGACTTCTATACAAGAAGAAGAGGTAGAGAGTGGGAACAAAGAGGGTAATTAAGAGAGGAAACGGAACGGGAACTCTCTACTTCGATTCAGAAACACAGCGATCAATCGAGATGTTTCAGCTTGCGACCGAAAATGAGATAAGGCACCAGCTGTATCTAACAAAGATCATGCCAGCTTTCGATAAGCTTGTCGAAAGCTTGATCTTTATTTACGGTTTTGCTAGCCCGAATGAGCCAATAGAGCACCTCAAGAATGATTGCGTTACTTTCCTTTATGAGTCACTTCACAAGTTCGATGCTACAAGAGGTACAAAGGCGTTTTCGTACTTTAACGTGGTCGCTAGAAACTGGCTTGTCATATATTCAAAGAATAGACAGAAGAAAGTCAAACGGTTTGTCTCGATAGAGGATCTAAAAGAGAGCAAATCAGCTGAGGCTGAGATGTATCGAAACGCTCAGATAGGTGACACTCCTGAAGATCAGATGATAGCTTTAAATCATCGAAATCAAATCTTAGAACTAATGAAGAGAATCAAGCGGCTGTTGAATCAACCTCATGAGCAGTCTTGCATAGACGCTATCATCACAGTCTTTGAGCAGATAGATGACCTTGATTTCCTCAACAAGAGAGCGGTGTTTGTCTACGTCAAAAATATATCGAATTTAGACCAAAAGCAGCTGGGATCAGCAATGTCCGTCATCAGAAAGCACTACAGGTCAATAACTAAAAACGGAGACTTCTTCTGATGGGAACTGTTGACAAGATGCTCGAGAAGCTAAAGGACAACGAACGCAAAGTTGAGCAATTCTCAGACATACTCGATTCGATAGAGAATGCATCTGAGAAAAAAAAGATGCTCTGGAAAGAGATCTACGAGAATGCAGTTGTTGACAGGACCAACGCTCATATCCTTTTTACCGATCTATACTCGCAGATGGGTGGGTCGGCCGCAGATCACGCGACGCTCGGAGTGACATTAACCAAGTACTTGGAAAGAATGTCAAAAAGCAATGAGCAGCTCCTAAATCTAGCGAAGCAGATAGCTGAATCAGAGAGCTCTAGCGCTGAAATATCAGAAGACGATATTTTCGAAAGGATCAAGAAGTAATGGCGACCACGGTATTTCATCGTGGCTTGGTGGTTGACGTAATAACGTCATTTTCCAATATCGATAAGAGATACAGGTCTCTTGATGCTTATCGTGAGTTAGTCACCTCCAACAACAGGAAGCAGTTTCCACGAAATACTTTGGTGGTAAAACCGATGTCGGATGGTGAATCGATCACGATGAATCGTGAGATCATCTGCTACCCGTTCTTCTCATCTCACTTTTCTCTTCCTGTGAAGCCTGGAGAGCAGGTGTGGTTCGTGTATGAGGGAGTTTCCTCCATGACAAATGCTCCGGAACAGATGGGATACTGGATGTCCAGAGTCTGCGGACCTAATCATGTTGAAGACGCGAACTATTCATTTTTTAAGAGAGATTTCTCACAAGAGCCTGTAAGAGCTCCTAAAACTACCAGCCAGAAGTACTTCGGTGAAGATGAAGAGACACCAGACTCCACTTTCGTTGAAGCTGTGACCACTGATGCTGATGAAATAAATAAGCTCTTGAATCACGCACAGGTAGTTCATAGATTTGAAGCAGTTCCAAGATATGAGAAGCGACCAGGCGATCTTGTACTTCAGGGATCTAACAACACTTTGATAATGTTAGGTGAAGCGAGAGGACAGTACTCTAGATCTTCCAGCTTCATAAAAACTAACTCTAATGACGACGACATAATCCCTAACATGGGAGCTATCGATATAGTGGTCGGTCGAGGAGCTCGTCCAGCGACAGCTCCCACCGTTATGAAGAACGGAAACGCTCTGGGATTACCTGAGAATGATAAGAGAACCAATCGCGCTGTTGAGGGTGATGCAGATTTTGTAGAAGACGCGGCGAGAGTCTATCTTGTGGCAGGAACAGACATAAACAAGAAAAATCATCCTGACAACCTTCTTGACCTATCGCTACCGTCAGACGTCGGATTTTTGGGGTTTCCTGCTAGCAAAAAGAGTGAAGGTTCTTTCGCTGTCGTGAAAGCTGATAACTTAAGATTAATCGCCAGAGGTTCTAGGAAAATACCGGAAGCAAAGGGATTTTCAGGACTTTTCAATCGTGAGGAGAAACCATCTGGCTCGATCATAATAATGAAAGAGCAGAGCACCGACGAAGCGAGGGGTGACGGTGTGTCAGTCGTTCTTCATGATAACGGTACCCTGCATCTGTCTGCTAATGCCATAAAAATGATGACCTTCAGCTCCAAGTCAGCAGCGACAGAACCTTACGTTAAGTACAGCGTTCTAAGCTCTATGCTAACAGATCTCTTAGTGTCGCTTCTGAATTTTTCCAATATATTGAAGACATTCTCAACTGCACCGGGAGGAGGTCCTGTAATACAGGCTGTACCCGCCGCCGCAGCCTTGGATACGACAATAGCGAAGTTACAAGCAACGATAGTCGCTGGAGAGATGAAGTCTACTCTCATCTTCGGTCAATGATACCGCTACATCAACGTTCAAGATCTTGAGAACCGCTCTATTTATGGAGTAGCGAGGTCAAGGTGGCGCAGCTTAAAACTTACAGCTTTAACAGCGTTGGGACAAAGAAAGACAGCTTTGATCAACAGCAGAAGGCGGCTGTCACGTCACCTCCGATCGGCATCAAGACGCCTCTTGAGCTTGGAAACAGCGACGACGGTATCTTCAAAATGCATCGATCACTTGCTGATCAGATTAAAGACAATCTTGCCAATCTCATTCTCACAAATTACAATGAGAGGTTGGGGTTTCCGGATTTTGGAGCAAATCTGAGACCACTCTTGTTTGAGCTAGCAACTGAGAACGGTGACCAGGAGGCAATGCGTAGGATCAGCTCCGCTGTTGGAAAGTACATGCCTTTTGTGACTCTGGAAAATTTCATAATGTCACCTGAGGACGCGGGCTTAACAGCGCAGTCTAGGATAAAGCTGGTAGTAACATACTCGGTACCAGCGATAAATTTGACCGATCAATCTATCGGTATCACATTCAATTTCGCAGGATAACAAATGGCAGGGGATCAGCAATTAAAAAATCTTAGAAATCGAAGCTACCTGAACAAAGATTTTGATTCGTTCAGGGGCGACTTGCTTCGATATGCCAGAACTTATTTCGGCGATAAGATTCAGGATTTTTCGGAGCCTAGCGTCGGAGGGCTCCTGCTGGACCTTGCTGCATCAGTATCGGATGCTATGTCATTCTATCTTGACCACCAGTTTCGAGAGCTCTCGTGGTCAACCGCGGTAGAATCTTCAAACATCACTAGGATGATAGCCGAGGCTGGAATCAAACCAAAGGGAGCGTCACCAGCCGTAGTAACAGTTTCAATGTTTTTCGAGGTTCCAGCGATAGTCTCATCTGGAGAGTACATACCAGATGAGAGAACATTACCTAAAGTTCTTCAGAGCACGCTTTTAACATCAACATCAGGTGTAACTTTCACAGTTCCTGAGGACGTTGATTTTGCTGAGAAGGACAGGTTCGGAAACTTAAAAGCCACTTACGTTGTTGGCGATACTGATGGATCTGGTAATCCTCTTAACTTCTTGATGCGGCGAGACATAGTCTGCATATCAGGCAGGATATCAACAGAAAATTTTCAAATTGGTATAAATCCTGAGCCGTTTTTCACTGTCTCCCCCAGCAACACCGACATAAGCGAAGTTCTACAAGTAGTTGATTCCGAAAGAAACACGTACTACGAAGTGCAAGCTCTCAGTCAGGATACTGTTTTCAGAACAATACCGAACGTTGCCGAGGACTCTGACCAAGTTCCTAGATCGATCGAAGTGATTCCTGCGCCTCGCAGGTTCGTTCATGATTTTGATTTAGCTTCAAGGAGATCAACTATCAGGTTCGGAGGAGGGTCAGCTCTCACAACTGCGGATGATGCGATACCTGATCCTGAAACGCTGGCACTACCTTTGTATGGAACTTCAACAATCTCTCGATTTAGCATCGATCCAAACTCACTGCTAAATACCAAGACTCTCGGAGTCAAGCCTGAGAACACGACAATAAGCGTGACTTATCGTCATGGGGGCGGAGCTTCACATAATGTCGCAGCGAGGACTATACGTGGAATTCAAACTTTGCTCATTGAGTTTCCAGATGCATGTCCTGCTGTCAGCGCTGCAACTGTCAGAGCATCATTCGACGTAAGGAACGACGCGCCAGCAGCGGGAGGTAGCAACGCTCCAAGCTTAGAAGAGGTAAGAGGGCAAATTCCAGCTGCTCGAAATCAGCAGGAAAGAATCGTCACCAAAGAAGATCTTATCTCAAGAATTTACACGCTACCAACTAAGTTAGGACGAGTGTACAGAGCAGCTACCAGACCGAGTCCTGACAACCCTCTGGCTAGCCAGCTTTTTATATGCTCAAAAGATAGCAACGGATTCTTGACAACTTCTACCGATACGTTGAAGAAGAATCTGAGAATCTATCTGAACGAGTACAGGCTGATCAGCGACGCAATAGACATTCTAGACACGCGGGTTATTAACTTCAGGGTTAAATTCACGATCTTCGTGTCTCCAAACGCTAACAAGTCAGCGACTTTGCAGAGCGTAATCTCCAGATTAAGTAACGTGCTGACGGTTAACAACTTCCAGATAGATCAGCCCGTCATGCTGTCAGATCTCCAGAACGTGATAATCAATACGTCAGGAGTTCTGAGCCTCGTTGATCTTAAGATTGAAAGTTTGAGCGGCAACGTGCAAGGTCGAGTTTATTCTGACGTGACCCATAACGTTAAGCAGTACACCCGACGTGGAGTCGTTTACGGTCCGCCTGGCAGCATATTCGAGTTACGATATCCCTCAAATGATATCGTTGGGACGGCACTCTAATGTACATAATCGCTACAGCATCCGCTGACACATACATTACCAACAAGATAATAGACGGCTCTCGAGTTGAAGATGCTAACGTAGGAAGAGCTGGCACACTCGATCTTTTCAAGCTTTACAATGAGACAATATCTGGGTCGACGGGAAATCATACTGAGCTTTCAAGATTGCTACTGAAGTTTGATCTTTCACGTGTGATCTCGTTATCGACAGGAACTCTCGACGTGATGTCCAGTAACTTTGGAGCGTATCTGAGATTGAAGCAGGTGGGCACAAATTTGCCGGTTCCTCAGAATTTTACGGTGTCCATCTTCCCGCTCGCTAAACCGTTCGATGAAGGCTACGGACGCGACGTCGCATCGTTTACCGACGTAGACGCTTGCAACTATATCAGCGCCTCTAGCCAAACCTTATGGAACTTGTCAGGTGCCTACGCGTATGGAGCACTCACTGATACGAACATAGACTACTACGCATCCGGTAACTTGCTTGATGGTCAAGGCGTCAGAAGTTTGGAGAAAAAGCAAACTTTCATGGACGGAAATGAGGACTTGTTTGTAGATGTGACAGAAATTGTGTCTGCTACAATCTGCAATATAATTCCAAACCATGGTTTCATACTTTCTTTCACGTCAAGCCAGGAAAGCGATCAGGTCACTAGGTTTGTCAAGAGGTTCGCGTCGAGACATGTCGTACAGGATCACCTGAGACCGCGTCTTGAAGTTTTTAGTAACACATCGATATTCGACGCTCACTCGAATTCTTTTTTCGATGCAACTGGAAGCTTGTATCTGAGAAATTTTGTAGGGTCATCGCAGCAAAATCTTTTGTCTGCTTCGACAGAGGTGGTCGGAGAGTCTTGCTTACGCGTTGTCCTGTCAACCGGTTCTTACTCAAAGATTATAACAGCGTCACAGGAGCTCGTAGGCAATAATCGGGTCACAGGCTCATACTCCGGGTCATTTTACATATCAGCTCAGGACACCTCGGTAGTGAGTGGTACAATAACGCTGGCCGATCATATCTCATCAACTGGCTCAATAGTCTTTACTGAGAAATGGCAATCCACGGATGGTAGCGTGACGTTCTATACGACAGCTTTAACCTGCTCTTTGCCGACCAGAAGCTTCGTGGATTCGTACTCAAGACAGCTCGTGGTAAAGTCAACAAACGCCCAACACACGTACAAAGCATCTTCGTGCCACAGAATTAAGATTTTTTGCTATGATCCTAACTACGAGCCGAGCGCGACAAAAGTCCAGAAATCTACGAAGTCTCTGTATCCTGAGATCTACTACAGAGTTAAAGACATCGAAGGCAATGAATATGTTCCATTCGAAAGAGTGAAGGGGGGGACCCGGGTGTCAAATGGAGTCGACAATCTATTCTTCGATTTATACACGGACGGGCTCCCACAAGGTAAACTTCTCACTTTTGACTATCTTGTTATCGATAGGGGCGTAGAGAGCATCGTAGAGGATAAGAATGTAAAGTTTAAGGTGGAGATCTAATGTCGCAGACAATTAGACAAGGAGGATTCGCGCTGAATCAGTTTCTGAAAGAGATTCAGGGTAACAGCGCTGTCGTTCGCGACGTGACTGCTGCTGATGCTCCTAACGTTAACTCATCTTCAACTTCATCATTTCGTTTTGACCAACCTGGTGCTGGGCTAAAATCAACTCAGCAAATACCACTCGACTGGTCTAAGTTTGAGAATCATACTTTTTTTAATTCTGCGCAGGCTAAAACTAACGTAGCTTTCGAAACTGTTTTTAATCAATTCCCCTTTGACGGCTCTCGTTTAAACATACAGCAATTCTTGGACGATCTCACTGGGTTTGAGAAGTACGTGTTCGACTCGTTTCCTAAGAGCAAGGGATACATAAACTTTGATTCAACAAATTTCATATCTGTCGCAGATAGGGCAGGGGCTGAGCTACCCGAGCTATCAAAAAATAAAACAGGCGCTGCGATAATAGACCCAGGGCTGTCATCTCTCACCATGGAGATGCAGCTGTTCGTGCCAGGTCAGGTCAACTCGAATCAGATAATCGCTCAGAAAATCGGAGGGACTGACAACGGTTTCACTCTAGCGATATCGCAGAGCGCCTCGGTGTCTTCATGCGATGCGATTTTTATGGTTTCTTCCGGATCTTCGTACATGAAAGTTACAGCTTCGATCGACAAGGGATCATTCAAGTCGATTGCAGCTCAATTTAATCGAAACTCTGGGGTGGATAGACTGTATGTGTATGTTGACGGCGAATTAGCAGCAACGTCGAACACATCAACTTATATCGGTCAGATAGAATTTAAGTCGAGCCCATTGACGATAGCCTCCGGGACGAACCACGTAGTTGGATCTTACAATTTCGCTCCGGTTGCAAGATTCTCGGGATCGCTGGATGATTTCAGAATCTACCATAGAAACAGGAGCTTGTCTGAGATAAGCTCTAGCATGAGAACGACGGTTTATCCGGAGGAAAGTCTTAGGGTTCTGTATCGTTTCAATGAACCGACTGGATCGTACACGAGCAATTCAACCGTAATAGATCACTCGGGTAACGGACTTCACGCTACGATTTCAAATTTTTCCCAAAGCCAGCGGGTAAGTCACGTTGAGAACCCACTGACTTTCGAGAGAATATCTGAGTCTCCTGTTCTTTTCCCTGATCATCCTGACATCGTATCAATAAATCAAGAGCTGCTGACGTCAGCCTCAGATTACGATGCTAATAATCCGAATCTAATCACTCGATTAATACCCTCACATTACCTCACTAGAGAGCAGGATTTTTATGTGCTTGACAGTATCGACGGTGAGGTTGGTCAATCTATCGGTGAGGAAAATACGTTGCCGAGGACAACGAAGCTTGGATCGATTCAACTTATTACCTCGCTTCTTTACGTGTGGGCGAAGCAGTTTGACGAAGTTAAGTGTTTCTTAGATCACTTTTCTAAGATTAGATCAACGGGATTTGATGACGAAGGTACCGTTTCGGATCAGATGCTACCATTTCTCGCGAATTACTACGGCATCGATCTCCCGAATATGTTCAGGAACGTGGAAGCTACGAAATTCATAACCGGTGAGTCTGTCAACTCCGAGGTATCAGATCTAGAGCTGTCGTTTAGATCGGTTCAAAACACAATATGGAGGAGGATACTCCACGAGCTTCCCCACGCTTTAAAGTCTAAAGGAACCGTTCAGGCGATCAAGAGCTTGATCAGGTCTGCAGGCATTGAACCGGACAGCATCCTGAAGTTTAAAGAGTACGGAGGCACGAAGAGCGGCTACATACTTCCTAACAGGTCCAGAAAATCGATCGTGCAAGGTATGCTGACGTTCAGCGGGTCTTTGTTCGAAGGTAGCGTCAACTATGACTCAAACACCGGTGTGCCGGACAATCTACCCTTTTTGTCCTCATCATACCTGAGCGCTTCTAGAGTAGAGCCGGGATTTCCTCTTGCGTCGTCAACAGTGTCAGACGGTTTGATGACTTCCGGCTCTTGGTCGTATGAAGCAATCTACAAGTTTGATTCAAGCGTATCCCACCCCGGTGCTCAGAGCCTCGTTAGATTTCATGTGACAGGAACCAGCGCCCCCAGTTCTAAGCACGGAGTTTTTACGAACCTTGTCGCCACGCAGGGTTCCATCACATCATCTTTGGACTTGTACGTTGCCACCGCTCCGGGAGCTTCGAATCAATGCTTGCAGCTTACGATTCCAGACGTTCAGCTTTTCGATGGTGAGAACTGGCATGTGTCTTTCGGTAGGAACATAACACAAGATGAAGTGAGCTCATCATACTACCTGTGGATCGCTCGGCAGAGCCCTGATGTTTCCGACTACAGACGTGTGACTGGATCACACCTCGACGCGGGCTCAATAATCGATACCATCTCTGCCTACAACACCTCTGGATCCTTTCTGTGTGTTGGTCCGCAATCGATTTATGAGGGTGGCGGAAAGTTCTTGAACGATGTCTCTCTCCCTGACGCAACGAGAGAGACGGTTTTCACCGGTAAGCTAGGGCGTATGCGTTTTTGGACAAAAGAGCTGACGGTCAACGAGCTGTTTGAGCATGCGAAAAACATCGAATCTGTCGGCGTTGAGGACCCAAAGACAAATTACAACTTTGTCACAGAGATGTCAGGCTCTTGGGAGAGGCTGAGAATAGACACTCAATGCTCCCAAGAGGTAACGTCATCAGATTCGAACGGCATCATACAGGTATTCGATTACTCTCAGAATCAATTTCACCTAAACGGCACTGGCTTCGGGGCTACGCAGCAAGTCATAAAGAACGAGAGAGTCGATTCGTCCGTCATATCGATGCAGTTCGATGAAGCTCAAACGACCAATAAAGTAAGAGTCAGAAGCTATCAGAATTTTGAGCAAGTTGAGCTTGAAAACGCTGAGGTTGCTCCTCTATATGAGGTGGTGAAATCCGAGGTCCCGCTGGATGACCTACGCTTCTCCATCGAGGTTTCGCCTGTGAGAGTTCTGGATGAGGACATCGCAAAAATTTTCGCAACTTTAGATGAAATAGATGACGCGATCGGTTCACCTGAGCTACAGTTCTCGCCTGATTATCCGAGACTAGAGACGTTGAGAGACGTTTACTTCAACAGACTAACTGAGAAGATTCAAATGAAGCAGCTCTATGAGTTTTTCAGATGGTTTGATTCTTCAATGGGGGCTCTGATCGAAAAGTTCATTCCGAGCAACACAAGATTCTTGGGAACAAATTACGTTGTTGAGCCTCACTCGCTGGAAAGATCGAAGTTCTATTACTTACAGAGCGGAATATACATCGGCGAGAATGATCGTCGTGGTCTGAGAGGAACCATAAGGTTGGGCCAGGTTTCTGGTACTGTAAGGAGAATTTAGATGTCATCCCAAGCTATAACAATCGGAGGAGAGTCAATATCGGGCAGCCTGCAAGGCGTCGAGATTAAGACTTTCGATCAGCTGTATCAAGGGATGGCGCCGAAGATTAGGCCCTTGAACGCTCCGGTGTTGATTGTCGATGGCAGGAGAATAGACAATCTCAAGCTGTTCGATGAGAATCTCACGTCGGAAGTTGCGACCAAAAAAGTTGAGCAATTCCCAAATTTTGAAAGGGAAGAGCTGTCTTTCGGAGTCCAGCGAGAGTATAGAAACGATACCATCTATCAGGACTCAGCAAATTTCAACCCTGTCGATTTCATACAGGATGATGGCTCAACCCTGATGTATCCGCAGGTTCTCTCGAACCTCTCGGCCAATGACTTGGATTCATACGACGGTGTTATCGAACCTCTGACCATTCGATCAAGAGCGTCTCGAAACTCGATTGACATGCCTTACGAATCCCATGAAGTCCGCGGAGCTCTTTCGAACGCTGCCGAGGACGTCCGACGTCGTGGTAACACGATCGTTGATTACGTATTTCCGGTGGATCGCTCGGTTGAGCCGTACCTCGATGAGATGTTCGAACAGGATACACTTGGGCTTCCTCAGCCGCCGTTTCTCTCGAACCCGTCAGATCTTGCTCCACCGTTCGAGGACGGTACTGACTGGGAAGACGCGTCGAGACGTCTAGCAGGCGAAATTAGAAACGCGTTACTAGCTATGAGGGAGTCGACGGAAGCTTTCTTCCCACGTGGCTCAATATCAGCTCGCAGTGGACAGTTCGTTAACTTGGAGGATTCTCCGGGTACAGATTCAATCGCATACGCAGGGATGAAGAGATAGCATGCCGAGAATTTCAAGTCCAAGACCACTTGACCTGACAAAACCGTTCGTAACGTCCAGTCAATCGTACGGATCCCAACCTTTCGACCTGTCGGAAGGTCTTGTCACGTGGTACCGCGATATCCAGGGCGATTTTGTTCCCGACCTGTCAGGTCGTGGTAATAATGCACGCTGCGCAGGATCTGGTAGTCACGATCGAGTGACAGGGTCGAATGATATTCCGGAACGTAATCCGCTAAACTATCCGCTTCAATCTTTTGATCTGTCAGATGACGCAGTATCCTCCACGAACGTACAACACATAAGATCAATCAACGATGCAGGTAGAAACGCTTCACTTGATGATCACACATTCGTGGATGGTTCGGGGGACGTTCCTTTCTCAGTCTCATTCTGGATTAAACAGAGCTCTACATCTGGTGTCCAGTACATAGTGTCTAAGGGCGCTAATACATCCGGGCGTTACGAATGGAACATTTACGGCGCAGCCACTTCGTTGACATTTAGGCTATATGATGCGGGCGGCGTGAGCGGTGGCATCTTACAAGTTCAAACCATTGGATCTCTCTCCACCAATTCGTGGCAGCATTACGTTCTCACATACGACGGTTCTGCGACCATAAACGGGATTAACATATACAAAAATGGTAACCTACTCCCACTAAGTAGAACTACGTTTGGAACGTACAATGGAATGTCTCCATCCAATCTAGCACTTTGCATAGGGGCGGAATTCACAAGCACGTCATACGCCGTGTCGCAGTCCACCGACCTCATAGGTAAGCTTCACAGCGTTGCGATCTGGAAGAATCGGGTTATCAGTTCAACTGAGGCGTCCGCTCTCTACAACGCTTACGTCAACGGTCCGGGTGGTGAGGCTCGCAGTGGATTCATCTCACGTTCTCCACGTCTCATGCTTCGTGAACTTGATGATCTGCCAGGATCATACCCAACTGTCCGTCGCACGGGTGATCCGACAAGAACTGGACAGCTGGTTTCTAGCTTCAACGACACTACCTCGATCATTTTCTCTGAGTCTGAGAACTCTGTTTTCCCTTCGATGCTCCCGAAGTCGAGCAGGTTTAGATCGCAGGCAGTCGATATCACTGGTCAGGACTCCGACATCAGCGCTTCGCTTCCAATTAGATCGTTCCAACACCCAAATCACCTGCATTACTCACCGACTGAAAACGTTGGACCGTTTGATGAAAACAGAGCGATGCCAGCGACAGATTTTTTCCTAACTGGCACAGACCCTGATGCTCTACCTGGATTCACGTCGCCGCTACGCTCTAAGCTATCCGTCGAGATAGATTTAACGTCCAAGTCAGACTTTAAGCTGATGAGGAACTACAGGTCTAGGACTCTAATTGAAAATCCCTCATCAACCGAAGCAGACAGAACTGGGTTCGCTTATTACAATCATGATGAAAACGAATGGCAGGATATTGGTCTGATAGACCAAGCAGGCGGAAGTTTCGCTCAGCATGATTTTGCTTTTGCATACGGACCTTCATACACTCCGATCTCAGGAACTGACAGTTTCGTAATGCAGTTCACACCAGGCGGTCAAATCGGCGGCGCTGTGGTAAATGCTTTTGCTCCGGGCACTGCACCAGCGTCTGTCTTAACCGAAGATGAGATCATCTCAACCGGGCTTACGAAAACAGGATCGCCTACAATCATAGCAAGAGCTCCAGCAGCTACGAAGTATTATGCTTCATCGTCTCAGCGAATCAGAATGTCAGATTTCATCAGCAGTCCGATCTTGCTCGAGCAAGTCGTCCTTAATCTTGATGAAGTTCAGTTTCAACAAACTTACGAATCATCGACTAATACTGGAAACACGGGAGAATCGGTTTTCTCACAATCACCTGTGAATGTGTCATTTTTCATCTATCGTCAGCATGAGAACTCTCACACATCGAATGTTTCGCAACGTATAACCGGATCGATAAGATCAATTGTCGCGTCAGGCTCAGCATTTTTCTATAATTCAAACATCTACCATACGGGATATCATGGCCCTTCCTTCTCTTATGATCTTTCGACACCCGTAAGTTACGACGCTGTTTCATACGGCATGTACACTGGCTCGATGCAAGTCATTATGACTCCCGCAGTAGCTCCAGAGCAATCCCTGGGTATTACAACAAATATTCTCACGTCATCAATCGACGTCGGAGACACACAACTTTACGGAGCGTTGGGACATTACTGGCCAGGAGGAACTGGGTATAAAAACTTCACACCTTCATTTCGCGCGCAAGGCGGATCTGACATGACGGTGTGGAACTACAAGAAAGAAGGGTTGTACATTAGTCCCTCCTCCGGTCTAGGGTCTCTCATACCTCGTATGGTCGAGCCTATTTTCGATAGTCGAGCTTTTCGTTTTATAGGATCTCCGGAAAATGCATCGGGCTCTGACTCAAATATAGCGATTCAAGGAGTTCAGGGTGTGTACACGGAGATAACAAATAACCCTCAGTCTGCATTCAGCCCTTACATATTGTTTCCTAGCGATGAGCTGATCTTTGGCGTTGATTTTGGAGTTTCAATACCCTCTTATCAGGGAAGCGGGCCTGTTTACAGCGGTCCGTACAACTCTGCGAAATTATCTGTTCTGACTGGGACTTTCATGAAAATTCCAGCAGGTAAAAGAGCAAAGCTAACCTTGTACGGGTCAATGATATTAAACGCGCAGGAGAAGCTTCACGATCTGAACCAGAATTTATCATCTGATTCTGTCCACGAGATTATCGGAGCAGAATCTGTTGTTGATCAGTTTCAGATTGAACCTGTTTCATCTTATTACGGGTCGTATCTTGAAGAGATCATCGCGGGTAACATGGCAACTCCTGTTCTTGGAGGTATCTTTTTTGTGACCGCAAGTCAGGACGCGAGCCGTCGAGTGATTTCAAGAGTCTCTTTGGGACAGGCAGGATCAACAGGGTCATTGCAGAGATTCACGTCATTATCAGATGCAAAAGAAAGAACATATGACAGTTGTCTGCCGGACCCTTTCGCCCTGTATCACTCTGGAGCCACCGTTAGAGCTCAGGGCTCCGAGTATCAGCTACCAGAGCTTGTAGTTCCCGATCTTAGGGAGATAGGCGGAACAACGTACTCATGGTTGAGAACGCAGTTTCCATTTCTCAATAATCCCTCCCGGCTCTCAGTAATATCTCCTTTTGAAATTTACGATGATAGAAGTGGGATGGGCGGATACGCCTACAGCAGCACCTTGATCAACGGCTTGCAAGCTTTGTATCAGGTTAATTTCGTAGGCGGGTACAGAGGCTCTGACCAGCCTAGCTATTTCGGTAGGGCAAAAGCTTATCGCTACGGTATATCGAGCTTAAGGCCCGAGGTAACATCAATTTCTTGGAGAAACGACAGATACGGACAATTACGTGATATGCTGGAGCCAAGACTTGGAGTTGCTTCATTCAATGGGAAAAAAACGATAAGAGTGAAGTTCATGTCAGGTTCTTCAGTGGTGACAGATCCATCAGAGACTCATTGCCAAAACATCAGCGCTTTTGCCACATCTTCAATGCCATACTTCGATGATGGAGTCGCAAGGAATAGAAGCGATAATCCTGACGAGACACTTTTGATAGTTTTGAGTTAGGATACTTAGTCTCACATGGCTGGAATTTTAGACTCAAAATCAAGGATAATGGATGTCGTCATCACCGAGCAGGGGCGACGGCAACTTGCGTCTGGTAGGATGCGGATCGAGTACGCTACTTTCACGGATGTTGGTTCATTTTACGAAGATGATGGAGCAGGAGTTCTTGAGAATCCCGCGAACAGGATCTATTTTGAGGCTGCAAGCGATCTACCCTCCGATCTTGTGACGTTGGAGACGGATGATTCGAATATTCTGGTCCCATACAGGGCTGATTCTTTCGGAATATCGGGGAAGAATCTGGTCGTATCTGGTTCATCGTTCGATAAATTCAACGTAACAGGTTCGGCAGAGGTAATATCCAACGCAATTTTTCAGAGCTGGCAAAATTTGCAAGTGATTGGAACCGATGACCCGCTGGACGATCAACAGGGCTTTACGCTTAGCAGGAACAAAGTCCAGTTTCAAATCACGGAGAATTTCCCATTCACCAGAAACGATGTCTCCACCGCTACAATCGATGATGTTGAGAGTCTAAGTCATGACATACGTCTCTCAAAATTGCAGAATTTCAAGTATCTTCCACCCGTTAATAACGCGGGAGTTTTAGCTGGAAGGCCGATAGGTCAATTCCCAAATTTCAACGAAAACTCTGATGAAAATCAGCAAATTTTGGAAAGAAGGCTACAGAAGCTTGAGTTTACTGACGTAGAGTTCGTAGATACGTCAATTGAGAATAACTTCGTGATGCAAGTTTTTGAGCTGTCTGGTGACGAGGGAGTGATAAAGCTCGACGTTATAGACTATGGATTCAAGCCCGCTTCATCTGACCCAACCCGTTTAGTTAGGACATTGTTCGCGGGAAAAATTCTCAACGATGGATTCGGAAATCCAACTTTCATTAACATCTTCACGTTAGAGATAAGCTGAGATGAAAATTAAACCGAAGAAGCAAGAGCAGATTATCTCGATCTCTAATCGCGAGCCCGAGGTAACCCGAATCGATAACGATGATGTCTACATAAAAGTTTTTTTTGATTTCGATGTTCAATCAGCGCTTGAGGTGGGAGCGATAGTTTGCGAGTACAAAGTCTACAAAGAAACAGCGTCTAGCACGTTTAGGCAAAAGCTCACCGCCGTCGAATCGAGGCTCGCAACCAACAAATCATCCCAGAGAAAATTTAACTCTATTTCGAAGTTGACAAAACAGATCGCGACAGGTAAAGCAGACATTACATCGATGATACCGAACGACAGGGTACAGACGGTACTTTCTGGGAAGTTCGTGAAGAAGAGCAAGTCTTTAAAAATCGTAGGAACGTCCGAGTTCGGATCGACACGATTCGATGCTCCGGTATCATCACTTTCGAGTGATTCTTTCAAGAATGAGCGAGCTATGCTTTCAACGAGAGTGGACGCTCTCAATCGTAAGGGAACGGACATAGCGAATGAAATAAATAAAGCGCCTTTTCACGCTTCAATTTCTTCGATCGCTAGCGGAGTTAGGGTGACGGGAAATTTAGCTGGGACTAGCAAGAAGATCCTGCAGCTACGTGAATCTATGATTGAGAGCTTCGGGTCACCCGCATCTATCGAAATTGAAGAAGAGGAAGTTCGAACGATCGAAGCTTCTTTCATTTTCAAAGTAAAGAAGAAGCTGTTAGGATCTTACAAAGTTGACATTGACGCTCGAACCGCACCACTTTCGTCTCTACCGCCCAGGGTCCTGCAAACAATAACATTCGATGTTGATCTTGCCGAGGCATTTCAGGAGCATATCATCCCAACAGAAGCTCCGAGGCTTCAAATTGTTGATCTGGGCAGCGCAAAAGCCATAAGGATCACACAGCGCGATCGCTACGCAACCAGTGTAAGGTTGTATCGAAGGATCGTAGCAGAGAAAAACGGTCAATTACCCTCGCCCTATGTCAAGATAGCTGACTTGATGTTGAGAAGAAATGAAGAATCACAATTTATAGATCGCCCTTCTCGCGCTGGAAAGTGCATCTACAGGGCAATTCCGGTCAATGAAATAGGAACAACGTCGGGAGAATTTTCAAGCGTCGTCACGAACGGTTCTAGACTGGTGGAGAAAAAGCACGATGAAGACACTATGTCGATTCTTGCTGTCGAAAATGAGAGCAACGTGATCGTGAATGCCTACAATGTACCGAATGACATCATCTCGTTGAGGTTGTTAAGAAAGAATCTGAGTATTCACGAGAAGAGCTTTTCAACGCCTACTACTCTGGCGAGCGATCAGATTATAAAGCTCGAAAGAGAAATTGAAGAAGCTCAGGCAATCGATCGTCCTTCGAGGTCTGATGCCGTTTACGAGTATAAGTTTTTAATGTTTGACGCATACGGGAACTCGAGAGAGTCGCAGAATTCTTGTTTAATCCATTTCTCTGGTGACAACAGTTCTCGTGAGGGCAGAGCTCTAATCGTCGTGCCTCCCCAAGTTTCTAGGGAGTCGGGAGAAAAGATTTCATTCCAGGTCGACGCGCCGACTGACCAAGCTTCGTTAGATAGGATCATAGAGATACTAGCTCAGACAGGATTAGATTCTCAGTACCAAGATGAGATAAAGCAGAACAGAGAGCTCTTCAGCAAGATCACTGCTCTCGAGATGCTGAGATTTGACACCGTCACGGGTGCAAATGAGTCTTTCGGAGTTGTCAAGACTGGTATATTCGAAGATAGCGTGAGGTCGAGAAGGTCAGGAAACGTCTCACCGATTGTGCCAGGCAGAGTTTACGTGTATCAGTTTAGATTGCTGATCAGGTCTCCTGGCTCTATCTTTAAGCAAACAAATGTCTCGTCGGTGGATTTGGAGACTGCCAAGTCATTCACGGTGAATCTAAAGAAGTACAGCTCGCCGAAAGTTTTAAAGCGTGGAATCACAGCATCTACGTCAAAGCAGATATCGTCAAACGCTAGGGCTGGCGCAAAATTTGATCCGACCTTCAGCAGCGAAAGCGAAATGATAGCTGGTCGTACCTCTCTCACCGGTTTCTTAATCGTACGGGCACCGAATAAAGATACGAGCTTGTTCAATATCGAAGTCGAGGAGACTTCAAGGGGTAATGTTGTGCGATGGAGCGTCAAGCAGGGGATACAGCACATAGATCATGTTATAGTTTACGCTGAGTTCAACGGCCGACGCGCTCCTCTAAGAGCATTACATTATTCAGGTGAGAGTATGATGATCTACTTAGACGATAGGCTAAAGGCGAAAAGCGGAGAGGTCAGGTACTTTGTTATGCCTGTATTCACAAACTTAAAGCAGGGGGCCCTGATAGGTCCCGCTGGAGCTTGATATGGCGTTGAAAACTGCTGTCGGAAAAAACTTAAAAGTATCAGCACCGTCGGCTGGTACGCTGTCGAAGCTTTCAACGAAAACTCCTGCAATTGGAATTACGCAATCTAAGAAATCAAGCAGCGATAGGACCGCTGTTGAAAAATCTGAAAGTTCAAAACCATCTGAGATCATCGCGATGGCCGACTTCAATCGTGTGTACGCGCGCAGCGTGAGAGGCCGTGATAATCTGACAAATTATGGATCGTATTACACTGCTCTTGACGCGGTACACTCAATCACGACCGAAGACGTAAATTACATCGTTTCTAAGTCAATAGAGGCAGACGGTACCGGAGCGTGGAGCAGCCTGCGTGATCAGGTCGAAAGTGATACGCTAGAAGCGCAAGATTTTGTTGAAGATCTAGCGAATCTACTAGAAGCCATCGTAAGAGCAGAAAAATCCCTAGATTTCATAAAAGAAGATGACGAAATGGCGAGCATAGCTCGCGATTTTCTAAATGGTAAAGTAAGGAGCTATCACACGCCCTTGACCGACAGGAAGCTCACGACTGTGAGTTTGTTAGGATCGGAGTCAAAAAGTTTAAGAAACATCGATGGTATCAAGTTAATTCTGCAAAACTTAAAAGAGAACTTGGAGATTGATGACGCGTATAAGGAGGTCATAAACGATCTCGGGCAATCGAGGCCGAATGACCTGAACTTGAGAGACGGCGTCGATCATGGAAAAATCTGGGATTCTCTTGAAAAGTTCGGTACCTCGGCAGCAACTCCTTTTAAAGCTGCTAGAATCTACAAGAGCGCTGAGTTATTGTCAAAAGTCTTGACATATTCAACGGGAATAGCTCGAGTTAAGAACGATCCAATCTCAACAAGGATACAGTTCGATGCCTCAAATCTGGCCGCTCCTTTTGCGGGAGCCACCGAGCCGAGCGACCCACTTCCTCCGGTAAAAAACCTTAGCACCAGCGGTTTGGGTTCTAACTCCATCACGTTGTCATTGCTGCAATTTGATCTCAGCAATTCAACGACTTGTATTCCTTTCGAGACTGACGATGCTCCTGACGAGAGATCGTACGTATCAGGACCTAATGCGCTGATACGTAATCCGATCAGAGACGGAGATTTTAATTTTAGTAATTTCAATAATTTCGCTCTGCAGTTTAGCAGAAACCAGCAGGAGCTGATCAAGTATCTCGAACTGCTTCTAGGGTTTTTAGACCAAAATAACGGAATAACTCCGTCTGAGATCCTACGCAGAGTGGTAGCAAATTTCGTGAAAGGTCTTGGAAGAGCGAAAGATAATGATGATGCTTTCTATCAACTTCATGCCTTGTCTTTGGCAAAAAATCCCCCTCGTGGACTATCGTTCGGCAGGGGCGACGATGATGAAGACGCGGGACGACAGGATCTGCGTCAGGAGATCCTTCGCGTAGTAGCTGTTGCAAAGCACGTTCAAATAACTCGAAACATTGAAACTGGCGGAGCCGATGAGGATTCAGATTATAAGACGACACTAAGCACGGCGAAAGTATCAGCGAATAGTGAATCTTTAAAAACAGACGCGACAGCGACAACAACACAGGTTCAGGATAAATCTCCGAAACCTTTGATTCGTGACGTTACGAGATTAGCTTCGTCTTCTCCTACTAAATCTCTGGCCGAGATGATGTATAAGCAGGTAGTGTCATTCGCTGCTGATGGTCCACCGAGCAGGCAAGAGATCAACGCGATGATTAATTCGGTGAAAAAGAAGCTCACTTCAACAGAGGAATCAATCAGCTCGACGAAAATAGAGCTTGCCGCCGTGTTAGGTTTCACCGTCGTATACTCTGCTGCTACGTTCGGTGTCGGTGCAGCGATAGCAGTTCCTGCAGCGAAGAGTGTATATGATCGTTTAAAGTATCTAGAGGAAAAGGCAGAGGCTTATAAGGAAAAAATTAAGGATTTGACCGCCGATTTAAACAGAGCACCGGTGTATAATGATCCTGAAAAAATCAAAGATTACTATAACTCTGCGAAAACCAGTCTAAATTCAGGCTTTTACTCGTGCATACTCGACACTTACAACGAGATTATAGAAGCTGCCAAGCAGAGATTACCAGAAGGTACCACGATGATTGATTTGAATCGTGTGACAAGATTCGGACAATTTGACGAATTTGGTCTTCTGGGGCTGATCGTAGATATGTTCATTCAGATTGCTTCGCTTCTGAATTTCACAACCCAGAAAGACAGTAACGATCGTATCATTGTTCCAGGTGGTAAGTCACTGCTAGGATCGTTCAAAATCGAGTTAAACTCGATGGTGTCGGTCGACGTTGATAATTCGTATGATTCTTTCGAGTACGATGAAGCTGTTGAGGTGATGCAAGCGTTGTCATCCTGTCGTGCTAAGGACGAAAATTATCAAAATTGCGTAGCGATGCTCGATTCATTCTCTACTGCGATGTTGAGGTCGTCCTCGGACTTGGTAGCGACGATGAATGATATTCTGTCTAATTCACGTCGTCGAGCTATTCTCGACACTGATGAGGGTAGAAACATGATGTCATCTTTAACGAATCAGCAGATAGTCTATCGAAGGTCGCTGTTAGAGAGATACAGACCGTCATCATCAAATGGATATTTGCCAGCAAGAGTCTCTTACTCTTACAATGAGTCCAGGGCTATGAGCGAAATACTGTCATCAACTCCGTATTCTGAGTCAGGATCTGAGAATATTAAAATCTCTTTTTGTGGCTTACCTGCTGGAACTCTCAAAGAAGGGTCGAGATACATTGACTCTAACATTGGTTTCGTTAATTCCACCGCGATGCTGGAGCTAGTAATTCATAAAAAAGATCACGAGCTCGACGATCTATTATTCAAAGAAAAGATCTTCCTTTTTGATCCGCAACTGTACGTCGTCCCATCTTCTTTCGATAACTTTGACACCAAACGATCGGTGAAGTCCGGTGATAAGTCGCTTGAGATAGCTAAGAAAGTAACATACACTCTTTTCGAGCGTGATGGGTCGATTCAGCTAAACTATGAATCCCTCTTACGACACGATAGGTACAAGTCACTTACACCTTCGCAGATAGATCAAATCATAAAAAATACATTGGTCTCTTACGTTCTCGAAACTTATGTGTACAAGACTACGGGTATGATATTCGATGAGGCATCCTCGTTCTCAGTGTATGATTCATTAACAGCACAAGCCGTAACGGCTATCAACGCTGTGTCCTTGCTGAATCTGCCAGACCTGAGGATACCATCTTCACCTGATTTGCTAAACTTTCTCTCTACTGGAACTGGAAACATCGAGTCTAACGATGGTCTAACTACGGGCGATCGTGAACTGATGATAGCCCTTGCATCATCATACATGATGCGATCTGAGAAGTTGATAGATAGACTTTTGAAAGCTTCATCTTTCGACAGGGTGTTCGTAGTCCCCGTAGACCCAGATAAATTCGAAATAGACCTGGCACAGACAAAAAAGATCAACGGTCAAGCTGGCGAATTTATGATTCAAGCGCTAACCAAGCAAGGGAAGATAGTCGAAGAAAAGAACCAGCTGTACGTTATTGCTCGTGATGCTATCGGTGGAGGGTTTTCAATAGGATCTTTGAGCTGTCAGTTTATACCGAACACAGTCGGATCAGAGTCTGGAACTTTGCTTAGAGTTTCAAAAGATTTCGGAAAAGGTAAGGACACGAAAAAGCCCTTCAACGTAACTTCGACAAAGAAAGTATTTAAAGCTCCAAAGATGAATCTGGCAGCCTCGGCTTCTACCAGCATTAAATCTACCAAGGTCTCGAAAGGACTAAAGAGATAACATGAAACCGACATATACTAGTAGACCAATTCATATAATAGATGCGCCCGTACCAGGTAAGCCGCGTCTAAAGTTCTACTACAACTTTTTTGAAGCTGACGAGAGAGTCGACGATACTCCTCCGCGGCTCAAAAAACCTATATCGTCTTTGACATCTAGAGAAATACAGCTAAAAATACCAAGGTACGTTGAAGTTAGCTGGTCTCCTTCGATATCCAAACCCTCGCTGTCTGAAAGAGTGGAGACGACTCAGCAGTTTTTACTGGGAAATGAGAGTTCGATTGCAAACGAAGCTAATGTTTTAACAGATTCAACGATGGTATACTTTCAAGATTTTGACCACCTGAATCGAATCGGTGAGAGATTTGAAGCATCAGCCAGAATGCGTGGGATATTGACGGGCTCAAGCACTGACACTGCTGCCAAGTTAAATCTCGTCACGAGAGACGAAACAGACGGTGATCTGATGCAGAGATACCTGAGCCTAGCAGCTCAAAATCGCGCGATGTTCGTGAATCAAGATGGGATAGCGATAGAGCCTGTAGACGCTTCGGCTGCCGATCAACTTGCCATAATAGTTGATAACGATTTCGCTGCGAATTGCCTACGAGACTCGGACTCGTCCCCAGTTTCATCCGTCGCCCTTGTGGTTCGTCAAAATTCAAGAGTTGCAGTTGCGAGGACAAAGAGAAAAAGATCGAAGATGCCGGTTCAGGAAGAGCTCGAGCTCGAGCTCGACTCGATCGAGGACACTCCGCTGAGCTTCCTCGGCGCACCAAAGAAGTTCCAGCATATCGGTTACATGGTTGAGAGATTCGAGGTTGGCGTTTCTGATACGATATCAAAGAGACGTAGGTTCTTCATACCGTCACCTCAAATCACAAAATTATTAGATGACAATGTGAAGTATGGAATACAGTACACGTACAGCGTAAGAACAATATTGGCTTTTTTCACGACAACCACACGTGATAACGGCGATTTGCAGATGTCCAAATTTCTAGTAGCTTCTAGACCCTCGACGTTTTCATCTGTTCTGACGGAGGAGAGAGTCCCACCGCCACCCCCGTCCGATCTAAATTTCAGGTGGGATTACCAGCGATCAAGTCTGCAAATAGATTGGGCGTTTCCTTCCAACACGCAGCGTGACATTAAGGGCTGGCAAGTCTTCAGAAGGAAGAGCTTGAACGACCCGTTCTCGTTGATAGCCCAGATTGATTTTGATGATTCTGTCATCAGGACGCCGAGCAGTGAAACGGTCGATAGAAGTCTGGTGAAAAGATACGAAAGCGCAACAACTTTCTTTGTTGATCAAGAGTTCGATAAAGACTCTGAGTACATCTACGCTGTTTGCTCGGTCGACGCCCACGCGATGACTTCTAATTACAGCTCACAATATCAGGTAAGGTTTGACCGGATACAGAATAAGCTTTTGAAAAATTACGTGTCTCCTTCTGGCGCTGCAAAACAGTATCCGAATACTTACCTGAAAGCAGAGATAAGCTTGGATAGCGTTAAGTCCATGAAAGCTGAAAATATCAGAGTATACTTCGATCCTGAGTATCTCAAGGTTGTTGATCGTCAAAATCGAGACTTGCAGATCCTGAAAAGTGATGCAAGGGGTGGGGTCTACAGGTTCATGCTTCTGAACACAGATAGACAGCTTCAATCGAATCTGGACATTACGATCAGAGATACTAGAAGCTTGATAACAGACGGCTCAAGCAATAAACCTGCAGATTCTAATAAAAAAGTTTATTGAGAATCTAAAAAAAATTAATATCTAACACGTAGGGCAAAGAACATGGGTTATCTTGATCACTCAACCAACAACATCATCGTGGATGCTGTTTTAACAGATATCGGCCGTGAGTTCCTTTCGAGGAATGACGGTTCGTTCTCAATCGTTAAGTTCGCGCTTGGCGATGATGAGGTTGATTATACGATGATAAGAAAGTTTGGAAGAACTGTCGGGAAGGAGAAGATAGAGAAGAACACTCCGGTTTTCGAAGCGCAGACCAACGGGAACCTCGCTCTGAAGTATAAGAACGTCTCGATCTCCAACCCAAATCTCACTAGGATGCCGAAAGTCAGCCTAACAAGCGACGGCCTAGATTCTACCGGAACGTTGATAACGATGACCAGAACTGGAACTGCCGCTAGCAGAAGCGTGACGCTGACGCAGACCATCTCTGGAGAGTCACTGATAGATCCTGAATTGAGAGATCAGGCGTACATCATCAAGATGGCAAACCAGTTCCTGAGCCTTACTGGCTTCACCCCAGACACTATTGATAAGGACGGGGTGGCTACCTACATAATTCTGAGAGCTCCGGGAGAGACCGCAGCCGGTGGATCAACGATCACGCTGCCGATCTCGGTGAGATCGTTGACAGACACGCAGTACACGGTTTACGGAAACTCAAGCGATAAGACAATCATTACGACGGTGGTAAGCGTCTCGGGTCTGCAGTCTGGTGCGACCAAAGAATTTGAAGTCCAGATTTCGAAGTAAGAGGAAATAAATGGCAACTTTCAAAGAAATATCAGCAGCCGACGTAAAGAGCAGCAAGTCAGCTTTAAATCAACTTGTCGATGTCATACAAGAGGACGTATCAGGCTCAAACACTCGTCGAGCTTATCAGGTCTTCGTGACAGGATCCGGCACGACGAGCGTGACGGCGTCACTATTTCAAACTGTGTACGACCAGGATTACACATTACAGACCTCAAACGCGATGTTCGATATGACGGTCGGTTTATGGTATTCAGGAAGCACCGTGCTAGGAGTGAAGTCTGGTGAGGACACCACAGGAAAGCTTTTATTTCCGAGCTCCTCACTTCAGATGCGTGAGAAGATAGACAACTATCGTCAGTACGCTGCTAAACTGTTGGGAGACTCTGACCAGGCGTTCTACAGTCCGTTCCAAGTCTCTACTGATCCAACAACAAACTCTACTGACAGGATCAACGAAGCGCTATTCTTAAACTTCAAGCGTCTTTTCGCTCGTGACAAGATCAAGCGTGAGACCTTCGCCATGAGGTTCTATACGACTGGTGTAGTTGACGGGGCATCGAATAGCTATCGATCGTCCCAAGAGGCTGCTATCACGAGGTTTCTCACTGCTTACACAGGCTCGAACGTCTTTAGGACGTCGACCTCCGGGTCTGCAATATTCACGGATGTTGGAGCTGCAAGCTCAAAGCGCAGCACTTTCGGTGGTGAAGTAGGTGAGATTGTAGATGCTTCCAACACGAGTAGGAAAGTCGGTCTTATGTTCTATGATGCTGGAACTGCTGTTCTGGATCTGTCAAAGATAATGTGGGGCGAACAGCACGTGTCGGGCGCAATATCGTCTGTAGTCGGCAACCCTTCGTTGTCTGGGTACGCCCCCAATGAGACCACCATCGGAGCTTCCGCGGGTGATAGGGTCGCGCTAGCAAATTACGGATCAAACGCCAGTGCGAAGTTTATACCTGATTTCTTGACATCAGGAAGCATCGATGATATCGTGGATCATATAGCTTCGTGTCGCTTTAGCTCAGGATCGAATACCGCCGTGACGTTCCAGAATGTAACCAACATCAACAGTACTCTGCTCTTCTGCAGGGCCACTGCTGACGAGTTCAACTACTCATCGAATCCGACATTTGTCGACGCTGATGGTCGGATAGTCGTTGTTGATGAAGGACAGGAGGACACACAGCGTGGATTCTCGTTCATCACGACTGTTGGTATGTACGATGCGAACGACAATCTGCTCGCTGTTGCTAAGTTATCACGACCAGTTGAGAAGAACGACGAGAAGGACCTGACCGTGAGAGTCCGCCTCGATTTCTAGGAGGACTCTTGTCAATCATACGGCTCGGAAGAGATAACTTCGAAAAATTTTCGGTAGTAGCTCGACCAAACAGAAGTTTTTCATCAAGCTCACTCGGTTTAACCGGGTCCGTGCCGGTTTTTGCTCGCTCCTCGCACATCGAAAAAGACATCGAAAAGCCAGTGTTTCTGGATTCGGCGTTCTCAACAGATGATCCAGAATCGATCCGCGCTGATATTATCACTTCAACCGGCAGCGACATATCTGGAAAGCTCGCGAGTTATCTAAGCGGTGTAAATTCACTAAGCAGATCGAGCGCGAAGGATAAAAAGGTCGAAACTTTAAGGTTCGAGCCACCATTTACCCTTAACTCCGACTTCTTAAGGAAAAGCAACGTTAAAAACGTTCTGTTTCCCTATTACAGGGTCAAGAATCAGTACGCGCATTGGTCATTTACGAATTATCAATGCTTGAACTTTTTCACATCTTCGACAGTCCCAAGCGACTCAGTCATCATCTATGACAATCAGGTGACTGGTGATAGTGGACGTGGTCCGTACACACCAGATGCTGGATTTACCCTGGAGTGTTATCTCAATCCGAGGTACAAAAGCGAGAACGAGTCCCAAGGATACAAACCAGGGACGATCTACCATCTCTCGTCGACATTCGCTCTGTCACTTTGCTCGGGATCGTCAAAAGATGTGAACGGTCTGGCCGATAAATTCAGGTTGATGCTGCAAGTTTCATCATCAGCTGAAGTACCACCCGACTCTGCTGCTGTTGGCAGCTACGTCTTTATGTCGGATGATAATTGCCTCGACTACAACAGCTGGCATCATGTCACTGTTAGATGGTCACCCGGCTATGACAACGGTACCGGTTCTTTCCTGGTCGACGGAGTGGAGAGAGGATTCTTTGAGATTCCAGACTCTTCAATATCACCGATATTCGATGGCACAACCCTAGATCAGGACGCACTGTTTATCGGAAACTTTTACGAGGGTCAGAACGAAGGAAGTCAACTAACTTCTAACTTTCTGACGAGACCGCTGGGGACGATCCCAAACCACTCGTTCTCGTTTCCTCTTAGGGCTGAAGTCCATGAGCTTCGTATTTGGGATAAGAATCTAAGCGACGAAGAGATTCAATACTACGCGACAGGAGGGTTCGGGTCTACATTGCCTGCTGACCTACTATTCTATCTTCCTGTTCTCTTCCACAGAACCTCTCCGTCTCGTGACGTGTTCGTAACGCCATTTCAGACCTCGAATCAATCCACTGTCGATGCTTTCAATGTTTCGATGTCGTTCGGAGTCGGCGGTCATGAGGTGAACGTTGACAACTTTGTCAGAGAGTTCGTGGTCGGAAGGTATCCGACTCTCTTAAATCTCACTGGTTCCGAAATAACATGGACGATGACAGATTTCCAGGAAGCGAACACCCTGCTGTACTCGACCGGCTCCTTCATAAAGAGAAATCTCACGGTACTTCCATGTGATAACGGCCTGTTCAAGCCAGATTATACGATACTGCTGAGCGGGACGATCGATCGACATCCGCTTCCGGGCAGCGAGTATGAAAAGTATGTGAACGATTTTGGTAATCTGGATCTATCCCTGGTGAGTCTGAATAATCTGCTTCCAACATCGTCGTTGTACCCTGGATTGATAGCTTCGAGTGACAGTCTTCCATCATCACTGTCCGATGAGATCGAGGGAGTGGGACCTGACACTCTGCAGAGTGGATCGTCACCCGGCGCCGTGTTGACGATATACCAGCGACTCCGAGACAACTCATCCAACTCGGTTGTTTTCTTCGACACTAGCAACCTTTTCTACGGCGGTAAGATACATCCCGGTAGCTTGCAAGTAACGGATAGCAACTTGACAGGATCGGGTGGCGCTATCGGAGTATCGTTACGTGATAACGGTCGTGGAGGTCTGTATCGTGCTGACGCTAACACACCGCACGCCAAGTGGGCAGGTGTGGGAACGGTTCTGTATGAGGAGGGGTTGACAGTCATTAAGTCTCCTCTCGTATTCATGTTCGGTAAGGAGCAGTTCGAGATCGACATGAGGGGAGAACGCCAGATCCATGTTATGGAGGTGACCGTACCATGCCCAGCGGGTCAGATAAATTCAAGCTCTAACCCATCGTTCATGGCACTAACTGCCTCTTACGATCCTGATGAACGGTCGGTAGGACCTGTGATCATCACGGGCATCAATCTGCACGATGATAACCTGAATGTCGTTGCTCGCGTCTCCCTGGCGCAACCGATAGTCAAAAGGTCGGAGGACCGCTACATGTTTAGAATCAAGATGGACTGGTGATGATTTTGGGTCTTGACGTCTCGACCTCGTCCACAGGTTGGGCAATCCTAAGCGATGATGGCATCTTGGTCGATATGGGAAGCTTTAAGATCACCAAATACGACAACCTTTTCGACAAAGCGCAGGCGATACGTATCGGACTGATGGACCTTCAATCGCAGTACCAGGTTTCTAAGATCTCCATCGAGGAACCGCTGCAAGGGTTTCGTCGTGGGATGAGCTCTGCTCACACGTTGCTCACTCTCGCGCGCTTCAATGGCATCGTCTCCTGGCTCGCGTTCGATGTGTTCAGCATCAAACCGATTTTTTTCGATTCGACATCGGCTCGGCGAGGTCTTGGAATCAAGATCGATAAAGCCCGTGACACGAAGGATCAGATCATGGAGTGGGTCGAAGTCGTAACGGGAAAGGAGCTTCCGAAGAGAATCGCTACGACAGGCAAGAAGAAAGGTATGACCCTCTTCGCCGCTGGTGTCAATGACGCTGCCGATGCTTACGTGATGGCGCGGGCGGCGTACTTGTTAAAATCACAATAGCGGTTTACTATTCCAAGGTGATAGACACCAAGGAAAGAGTTGAGATCCTAACACGCGCACTCGGCGCGTGCACGCTGGATAGGAAAGGCCTCAACGCTGCCTTTCGATGTCCTGATTGCAAGGAATCCAAGAAGCAGAAGTTCATCGTCCGGATCGACACTGGACAGTATCACTGCTGGGTCTGCGATGCCCGTGGCGCCTCGATCGCGAAAGTGCTGCGTAAGCTATCACCTGAGGTTGCTGCGAGGTGGGAGGGGGTCTCTGGTTCACACCAGCGCCGGTTCGTTGATGAGGTCATTGAGGCTCCGAAAGTTGAGCTACCAATCGGCTTCCGGTTGCTGGCTGAATGCCTGGACTCCCGTGATCCGGACACAAGAGCTTGCATCAACTACGTTCATGAGCGTGGGTTGGGTCTTCGTGAGATGTGGTACTTTCGACTTGGGTTTATCCGTCGAGGTCGTCTCGCGAGAAGAGTGATCATGCCATCGTTCGACTCCGAGGGCAAGCTCAACTATTGGACTGCTCGCGCGATAGACAAGGACGTGATTGGGAAGTACGTGAACCCTTCTATACCACGCGGTGAGTTCATCTTCAATGAGCTCAATCTCGATTGGCGGCAGGAGATGACGCTTGTCGAGGGTCCGTTCGATCTCACAAAATGCGACAGCAACGCAACTGCGATACTGGGATCCAACATGTCCAGGAAGTCAGCTTTGTTTCAGGCGATCGCTCGAAATCGGACGCCTGTTATCTTGGCGCTCGACAGTGATATGCCAGAGAAGCAGCACAAATGGGCGAAAGCTCTATCCGAGTTTGATGTCCCAGTAAAAGTGCTTGACCTTGGCGGAAATAAAGACGTGGGGGAAATGACACGTCAGGAATTTCTGGAAGCGAAGGCAAGGGCTAGAACTTGGGACAAGTTTCAGGGTATTATTAACCTCTCCAAAATTATGAGAAGCGGGAGCATCCTTTGATCAAGATCGCACATATTGCAGACATTCATTGGCGTGGTCTACAGCGTCATGATGAATACACAGAAGTTTTCGAAGATTTTTTTGGGAAGCTCGAAGGTCTCAATCCGGATATGATCGTCGTGGGTGGAGACATCGTCCACTCCAAGACGCAAGGAATCACACCTGAGCTCGTTGATCGTCTCCGCTGGTGGTTCCAAAAACTCTCGAACTGGCCTACGATTGTTATCCTCGGTAACCATGATGGTCTCATCCATAATAAGTCACGTCTTGATGCGATCTCTCCGATCATAGCAGCTCTTGACCATCACAATATTCATTTCCTGAAAGACTCTGGGAATTACGAGATTAATGGGGTAAACTTCGCCAACTTCTCGTGCTTCGATGAGGAAGGCTGGGGTAAGTGCAGTCCTAATCCCGACCTGATCAACATCGCGCTCTATCACGGTGCGGTCGGCGGATCGTTGCTAGACACCGGTATGCCGATCGAGGGGGAGGTGACCGTCGACATGTTTCGACCGTACGATTTCTCGCTGCTTGGTGACATCCATCGGCAGCAGTTTCTGGATAACGATACTCGGATCGCGTATCCCGGCTCCACGGTTCAGCAGAACTACGGTGAGGACACCGAGAAGGGGTTTCTGTTCTGGCAGATCAAGAATCGAGATGAATACCGGGTCAACTTCGTTAAGCTCAAGAATCCCCGCCCGTTTCACACCGTTGAGTGGCAGGGTGATGTCTCATCCACGATGGAAGCATGTGAGAAGCTTCCGACAGGTTCCCGATTCAGGATCCTCAACGATGAGAACATCGCTATCTCTGAGTCTCGCCAGCTCGCTGGCGAGCTCAAGAAGAAGCGTTCAGCCTCCGAAGTTGTTTGGAAGTTCGTAGGTGAGCAGTCGAAGGAGGAGATGCGAGCGGGATCGACCACACTCTCACGTGAGAACCTTCGTGATCCTGCAACGATAAAGGGTCTCTTCAAGAGCTACGCCGAATCGAAGGGTTTGGAGGGTGACTCACTGGTGAAGCTTGATGCAGCGGTCTCAAAGCTCATCGATTCCCTACCGGAGGACGAGCGTCTTGGAAGCGTGAAGTGGTCCATCAAGAAGCTGAGGTGGGACAACACGTATTCGTATGGTAAGGAAAACGAGATCGATTTCGAGAACCTCAGCGGGATCACCGGAATCTTCGGTCGAAACGCGCAAGGGAAGTCGTCCATCCCAGGTACGATCATGTACTCGCTCTTCAACACAACTGATCGTGGACCAATCAAGAATCTCCACATCATCAACACACGGAAGGATTACTGCAAGGCTTCCGTTGAATTCCAAGCAGGAGCTGAAACTTACCTCTCTGAACGTCAGTCTGTCAAGCATCAGACGAAAGCGGGTCTAAATCATGCTGTCACGCATCTGAACCTGTTCAGACTCGATCACGATGGTAATCCTGTCGAGGATATCTCAGGCGAGCAGCGCAAGGATTCTGACAAGGCGCTTCGATCCCTCATCGGTACCTCCGATGACTTCCTTCTGACGTCCTTCGCGGCGCAGGGTGAGATGAATGCGTTCCTGAAGGAGCGGGCGACTGCAAGAAAGAATATCCTTTCGAAGTTCCTGAACCTGCAGGTGTTCGATTCCCTAAATTCCCTCGCAAAGGAGAGCTCGAGCTCGATAAAGTCGGAACTTCGTAGGACTCCGGCTCTCGATCTCAAGGCTGCTATAGAGGTGAAGCAGAAGGAGGAGGAGACTCTTCACGATGAAATAGCAGTTCTTGAGCGTGAGAAGAGCTCAATTGAATCTCATGTCAAGAAGATCCGCGCCATCCTTGAGCGTGAGTCACCAGGATCTTCTCACACCCTGGACGACATCAAGAAGTACGACGAGGAGATCATCGATCTCCACCTCAAGATCAAGAAGAATCGCGATGAGCTTGAAAGATCTATTGCCGAGCGTGATGAGCTCAAGGCGAAGATCGAGAAGACCGAGAGCGTGCTCGCGACAGTTGACATCGCTGCTCTCAAGGCAGATATCGAACGTACAGAAAGAATTTCGACCAAGATAAATGACGCTCAAACAAAGCTCAAGCTCGAGAGCGAGACGCTCCAGCGCTTGGAGCGGTCTGTCACAAAGCTCTCCGATGTTCCATGCGGTGACAAGTTCCCAACATGCAAGTACATCAAGGATTCTCATGCTGATCGCCTGCTGATTCCAAAGCATCGAGCTTCGCTGGATGAGGTTACTGCGTTGATAGATGAACTGAAGCAGAGCTTTGATGCAGACAACTTGAGTGAGATGAAATCTCGTTACGAGAAGTTTGTTTCGATCGAGTCGAAGCTTCCAGCAGCTCGAACCTCCCTCACTGCTCATGAGGGTAAAGCGAAGAGTTTGGAGTCTCTCGGAGAGTCTCTTGATAAAGAATTTCAGAGAGTGAACAAATTGTTACAGGAGATTCGCGCAGCCATCTCAGTCTCTGCCCTGGAGGAGGTCAAGAAGATGCAGCTCGAGGTTGATGAGCAGGAGAGGAAGTCGCAGGAAATCTCTAAGAAGATCCTGAAGGATAACCAACGGATCGGAGCAATCGGCGCCGAGATCTCACGACTTAAGCAGGACATCGAGAGAATTGATAGGCTCCAGGCCGACTGGAAGGTTTTTGAGACGATCCTCGCGGCAACCGGCAAGGACGGTATCCCGCTTCAGATCATCGCCTCCCAGCTTCCCAGGGTCAACAGCGAGATTTCCAAGGTCCTAACCGGAGTTGCAAACTTCAATGTTGAGCTGATGGCGAATGAGGAAGATGGTGATCTTGAGATCTTCATCGATTATGGAGACTCGAAGAGGCCAATTGAACTCTCATCTGGAATGGAGAAGATGATTTCTTCGCTGGCGATCAGAACGGCGCTTATTGAGGTTTCTGCGATACCCAAGCCTGACCTTTTCATCATCGATGAGGGGTTCGGCGCTCTTGATGACACGAACCTTGAAGCTTGCGCTCGTCTTCTCACCTCACTCAAGCGTAACTTTAAAAATATGCTTGTGATCTCCCACGTCGACAGCATTAAAGATATCGTTGACAACGTCATAGAGATCTCACACGATGGAATCGATGCGAGCGTGAGGTATTAGATGAAAAAAGCTATCGAACAGAAGGACGGATACAGAGTCGTGAAACGTGGAAGCGTCGAGACAAGAAATATTCCACTTGAGTGTCCGCTCTGCGAGACTGTTATCTTTGATGAGTTGGATGAAATCTCTATCTCGAGGTCCACCTGCTGCTATGAATGTGAGGTTGAGATCGCTGATCCCAACAGAGAAAATTGGTTAAAGGGCTGGCGACCAACGGGATCTGAATTAGATGGACTTAGATCTAGACGATTGTCGTCGCCTCACAACAGAGTGCATATTTAGCTTGGGGAGATATTCGATATGCATTTATCAGATCATGAAATAAAAGCTCTGGGACAGATAACCCAGAAAGGATGGGGAGTTTCATCCTCACCTAACTCCGTAACTTGCTCGATGCACGGAGACACATTGACCTTGAAGTATATCACGGTCGTTCATTTTGCCGCTGAGCAGGCTCTTCGTGCGCAGGTGGATCGTCTTACCCACGAGTCCATCGACATTCTAACGAAGTGCGTCGCTGATACGAAGAAAAAGTTCAAGGAGATGGCAGGAAAGACTCTGTCTTTGAAAGAGATCAAGAACGTTGATTCTCTTGAGGTTATCTCTGCCACAAATCTATCGCCGCGTCGTGTTGCCTACTACAGGAGACAGGTAACGTTGCAGGTGGTGTGAGTTGGCCGTTTTATCGAAGGATAAGCAAGTCGCAGAGATAGTGGCTTGCGGAAAAAATTCTTCGTACTTTATCAACAAGTACGTTAAGATCCAGCACCCTACACGAGGGCTGGTCGGGTTTGACACGTACAAATTTCAGGATGAGTGCCTCGATCAGTTCGAGCAGCATCGATTCAACGTGATTCTTAAGTCCAGACAGCTAGGAATCTCGACCCTGGCTGCCGCCTATGCCCTTTGGCTGGCGTTGTTTTACAAGGACAAGGCGATCCTGATCATCGCCACCAAGCTCGCAGTTGCTCAAAACTTCATTAAGAAAGTTAAGGTCATGCTGCAGAATTTACCAACCTGGCTCGTCATGCCGAGCGTGAGGTCTGACACCAAGCAGGTGATTGAGTTCAGCAACGGATCCTCTGTCAAGGCGATTCCGACCTCCGAGGACGCGGGCAGATCAGAAGCTCTAACGCTCCTGATCGTTGATGAAGCTGCATTCATCGGAAACTTCGATGAGCTCTGGACGGGTCTGTACCCCACGCTGTCAACGGGTGGTCGAGCGATCGTGCTTTCAACGCCCAACGGCGTGGGCGGTCAGTACCATAAGCTCTATGTCGAGGGAGAGTCTGGATTAAACGAGTTCAACGCGATCAAGCTTCCTTGGGATGTGCACCCGGAGCGTGATCAATCGTGGTTCGATAATGAATCCAAGAACATGACCAGGAAGCAGGTGGCGCAGGAGCTGCTTTGCGACTTCGCTGCCTCAGGCGACACGTTTTTGAATGCTAACGACCTTGAGTATATCATCACCAGCACGCAGACTCCGATCGAAAGGTGGGGTCCTGATATGGGCGTTTGGGTCTGGCGTTACGCTTTACCAGAGCACAAGTACATTATAAGCGCCGACGTCGCGAGGGGTGATGGGGCCGACTATTCCAGCTTTCATGTCATCGATACCGCGGTTGGTGAGCAGGTGGCAGAGTTTAAAGGAAAGGTTCCGCCTGATCAATTTGCAGTTTTATTAAGCGAGGCGGGTCTTCGTTACAACAAGGCTCTTGTGTGTCCTGAGAACAACAGCTACGGTTACGCTGTTTGCATGAAGCTAAAGGAGCTAGGTTATCCAAACTTGTACTACAAGGACAAGAAGTACATGTACATGGGAGCCGCGGCAGGATCAGAGGACATCGCTAATATCGGCTTCACAACCGGACCCTCGAACAGAACGAAGATACTCACGAAGCTTGAGGAAGTGATCAGGAACAGGCAAATACGGATAAGGTCAACCCGGATGGCAGAGGAGCTAAAAACATTCACCTGGGTTGGACAAACGGCTCGAGCCATGAAAGGCTACAACGACGATCTCGTGATGGCTCTCGCAATTGGAATCTGGCTGTTCGACACGAATATAGATTACTCGAAGCAGAGCCAGGAACTTACCAAAGCTATGCTAGCAGCGTTTGCCGTGAATAAACGTGACCATGAGACCGATCCGTTCATACCACACCCTCGTAATCCATTGTCTCCCATCATGATAGACGCTGCTCCCAGCGGCGCTGTCAAGGGCCTGAATCCTTACGCTCATTTTGGGTGGTTGGTCAGGGGATAATTTAAGTCTCGATATAAATTCATAGAATTGAGAACAACATGGCCGAAAACACTAATAAAAATCTCTTCCAAAAGCTGACCCAACTCTTTAGGTCTGGGCCTGTCATTCGTCGTAAGGTTAAGAACTATAGCGAACCAACAGCATCGTCAGCTTACGAGATGTTCAGGCGGAACCAGTCCGACATCTACTCAAGCACGGTGTCAGCCTACGGCGCGTTCGATAGGATGTCAAGGTACTCTGACTTCTCAGAGATGGAAGCTACTCCTGAAATTGCATCTGCTCTTGACATCTACGCAGAGGAAACAGTATCCCAGGACGAGCGTGGACAGGTTCTTCATATTCATTCGGAGAATAGAAGAATTAAAGAGCTTCTAGAAACTCTCTTCAATGATACCCTAAACATCGAATTCAACCTGCCGATGTGGACGAGGAATCTCTGCAAATATGGGGACTTTTTCCTCTTTAATGACGTCCATCCAGGTTATGGCGTGATTAACGCCTATCCCATCCCCATATCAGAGATGGAACGCGAGGAGGGATACGACCCCAAGGATCCGATGGCGGTGCGCTTCCGCTGGATCACAAGGGGCAATCAGGTTCTTGAGAATTGGCAAATTTCGCACTTCCGTCTGCTCGGTAATGATGCCTTCCTTCCATATGGATCCTCGGTTTTGGAATCAGCTCGTAGGATTTGGCGTCAGCTGATTTTGATGGAAGATGCGATGCTGGTGTATCGAATCGTCAGAGCGCCTGAGAGAAGGGTGTTTTACATCGACGTCGGAAACGTTCCGCCCGAGGAAATCGCCAACGTCATGGAGCAGGCCCAGACGAGCTTGAAGCGAAACAGGGTCACGGACAAAGCTAACGGCAAGATGGACCTTCGCTACAACCCGCTGGCTGTGGATGAGGACTACTTCATTCCAGTCCGCGGTGGCGAGACCGGCACGAAGATCGACTCTTTGGCTGGAGGCTCCAACGCGGCTGCGATCGAGGACGTGCAATACATCCAGAAGAAGCTCTTCGCAGCGCTGAAGATTCCGAAAGCTTACCTTGGGTACGATGAGGAGATCGGAGCGAAGGCAACTCTCGCGCAGGAGGACATCAGGTTCTCAAGAACCATCTCGAGAATACAGAAGGTTGTGATCTCTGAGCTAAACAAGCTTGCGATGATCCATCTTTACTCTCACGGCTACGATGGAGAGGATCTGCTCGATTTCACCCTTAAGCTTTCCAATCCGTCAACGATCGCTCAGCAGCAGAAGCTGGAATTGATTTCGTCAAGATTCGATATCGCCGGAAAGGCTCCGGAAGGCATCGTAGATCGTCGTTGGGTCAGAAAGAATATCATGGGTCTCACCGATGAGGACATCGATCAGATCAAGGACGGGCGTAAGAAGGACAAGGAAGAGGACGCTGAGCTTGAGGCAATGCCGGGTCCAGCTGGTGGGGGCGGCGTCGGCGGCGGTGGCGGCGGTGCAGCTGGTGGCGCGCCGCTGACAGCAGGCTTCGAGAGAGAGGGAGAAATAGTTTCCGCTGGAACGGTAAAACCTCCGATCATGTCTATAGAAGACGAAAACCTTCCCTTAAAGGCTGAAAAGACCATCAGGAACGTTTTTGGAAACGAGGTCGAGACCAAGAGAGATCGAAGCACCGCTGCCTCGATCGATATGCCAGACATGTTTAAGATGTCAGGCGTCGGAAGCTGGGCTCGAGACCAGGATACTTCAAACAAGATATTCGACGAGGATGAGCTTTACTCTATGGCTGTAGAGTCAAAGATGAGCTTGGTTGAGGAACTTTACGATTCGCACCCTTTTCCACGTCCTAGAATGACGGCAGAGTTAGGTTCAGCCCTAAAACACGCCAGTTCGAGAATACGTAAAGGGTACAGGGACGTGATTAACGAGTCACCCGATGAAATCTCAAACTCAGGAAGCCTAGATGAGTAACCATAATAAGAAAAGGAACGTCGGAATAATCTATGAGCAGCTGCTGCTGAAAGCGTCAGCGGCGCTGGTCGATAACGACGCTAGAACTGCAAATCAGTGCACCGCGATCATAAAGAAGTACTACAGGACTGGTACCGAGATCTACAAGGAACATCGACTCTTTCAAGCGCTGCTTAACGCAACGGTGAAGTCAGAGAATGTTGGATTGAGAATCATCGAAGAGGCTCGTCGAGGAGTTAACATGTTCTCCTCCCAGCGTCTTGACGAGGAAAAGTCGCAGCTCATCCGCGAGATAAACAAAACCCTGGACGATTCGAGCTTCTTTAATCAGCCCGTCAAGAGCTATCGTCTGTATGCGACTCTTCAAACTCTCATGAACGACTGGAGACGTGATGATGAATCGAGCCTCGAACGGGTCGTTCAATTTGAAAGTAAGCTGCTGGAATGGCTTTCCACCGACAAGGAGCAGCCTCCGACCCTAAATGAGCTGAGGAACGAAGAGGTTTCAAACCTATCAGTAAAGTTAATGAATGAGAAGTTCGAGAAGAAGTGGGCAGGTAAGTTAAACGAGCAGCAGAGATCGTTGATTAGAGACTACGTTCACGGGAAAGTTGATATTGAACTGCTTGAGAACATCAAGCAGCGTACTTCACGTGGTCTGAAGAGATTGAAAGAGTCCACCAACAGTCAAATACTTCTTGAGAAGATCGATGTGATCATGGAGAGCGTGCAGAGCATAGATACCTCAAGTTTGGATGACGGTGGAATCGTGAAGTTCATGCATCTCACGCAGCTACAGCAAGAATTGGAGACGAAAAATGAGTGATAGATCTCTGACACTTCTAACGGAATGGATGCCGTTCTCATACGATTCTAGGTCTCTAAAGGAGACGAAGGATCAGAATGGTGGGAAGATCATCATGAAAGGCATTCTCCAGAAAGCAGAAACCCTTAATCAGAACGGTAGGGTATACCCACGCGATATTCTGGAACGGGAGGTTAGGAACTACCAGAAGTTCATACGTGAGAATAGGGCACTCGGAGAGTGTGACCATCCAGATTCGTCGGTGGTCGAGCTAAAAAAGGTTAGCCATATCGTTCGTGAGGCTTACATGGAGGGAAATATCTGCTACGGGACCGTGGAGATTCTGGACACTCCATGTGGGAAGATACTGCAGAGCCTCGTCGAGTCGGGCGTAACCCTCGGCATCTCATCCCGTGGTGTTGGATCTACCAGAAAGTCCGGAGACCATCAGATCGTGCAGGATGACTTTCAGTTGATCTGCTGGGATTTCGTGTCGGAGCCCTCTACTCCTGGAGCTTTCATGATGCGTGAAGCCAAAGAAGTAAGGTCATCAGAACTTTCACGTACATTTAATCGTAGCGACAGAATTGATAGAATATTCAACGATATTCTAACATGGAAGAAATAGATGGCATCACTGACTAGGACAGAGCTGAAGGACATTGTGAAGGAATGCATCATCGAGGTGCTGCTTGAGGGACTTCGCGCAGATGAGCAGCCGTCCCAGAGAGTTCAACGTGAAAGTGTCCGGCAGCAACCTCCCAAGAAGCACCTTGATAGCATGACATTCGCGACGGGCGCGAGCAGGGTCGCTGAGCAAGCGCAGGGTCGTCGAAACTCTCCGCCACCGGTCTCGGCGGACCTTGTTGCCTCATTTCCAAAAGATCAGCGAGATGTCATGCAGCAGATATTTGAGGACACTGCACGCACAACTTTGCCCACGCAGGTTATGGCTGATCGATCTCCAAACGCAGCGATGGGAATGCAAGCGGACGCTGCGACCGGAACAAGCAACATCGATCCGATGAGCATTTTTGACGGGGCATCTAATTGGGCTGATTTGGCCTTCGCTTCGTCAAAAAAGAAATGATGTGATATTTAACTAATGTAAATCTTGAAATCAGGAGGAGATTATGTCCAGAGTTCTAAATCTAACGCCCGCTATCCTAAGAGCTATTATCGCAGAGGAGAAGAAGAAGGTCTCCAAGCAAATGGCTAAGAAGAAGCTTTCCGGGAAGCCCGGCGACGTTTCAGCGGCAGCGAAGCAGACCCGTGAAGTGCAGGCATCGGAGATGGCATCGACTCTCGCCAACGAGATCGATCACTACAAGCAGGTCCAGGCTGAATCAGTCGAGATCGCGAATAGGCTCTCGGAGCTGAATGAGATTCGCCAGGAGCTGCGCGCGAGAATCATAGAACAGCTCTGATCGCATAGTTAAGAGAGAGACAGGAGAAAAGATATGGCAACCCGTTACCCACTCATAAAAGACACGTTGACAGCTCGCCAGCGTGCTCTAAACACCGCTGGGACAGAGGAGAGTCCGGGATCAGCCTTGTCGACTTCCGACTACAGCACGCTGAGCACGTTATTTCCAAACTCACCAGTGTACTCATCTGCAGCTCCGTTCACCAGCAACAACACGTATAGAAGCTACGCTTCGGAGTACCTGCTACCAGACAACCAGAGCGGAGACGCCGATCAATTCCCGGACGGCGTTAACCTCAACTACGCGGGAGCTCCCAACCTTGCGACGCCGCCCACTGGGCTTGAGTCCTCCTACTACCCGAACCGTCGTGCGAACTCCAACCCTGCGGGTGGTGAGGGAACTCCTGTCACGGAGGAGTCTGACAAGCTGACTGCTGGTGATAACTTCGGCTCAGGTTATGAGGTCACGAATGATGCGATGCAACCTTCGACCACGTCACCTGCAATCGCCGGTACCACTCTCGGAGATGCTCTTCCTCTCGGCCAGAGCCTAGCACACGCGTTGGGCTCAGGGGCTTCATCCACAACTGCGTTCTCAACGTCAAGACCGCCTACGGTGTCGTGAGCTCGTCAATCAAAGCGTTGCGATCGCGCCTGCTTGAGGCTAATAACCCGAACTACGACGCTCGAACGGGCTTGGGTTACGGAACCGATGGCAGGCGCGACCTGCCGAGGGTCAGGCAGACGGCGTGGCCCTACATCGAGCCGCCGGAGTATGACGTTGATGATGAGGATGAGATCGATGACCCAGAGCTGTCAGTCGCGATAGCGAACAAGTCGGGTCAAGGTCACATTCCATGGGACTCGTACGCGAAAAGAGGAGCCGACAACAGACGCTACGTTGGGGCTGATTTCTGGATGCATGAGCAGACCACTGGACGTGGAATCTCTCCGATTCCCAACCTTTACCTCAACAAGCAGGGCGTTTTAGGAGTCGGCGCGGATGGACCTGCCATACGTCCTGCTCCTGCCAGGATATCGCTTGCAGGATCGAAAGCAGGATACTCCAGCGCGCTTCCCCTACGTGATGCAGGCTCCATGGAACCCGCCTACACGCTTGAAGATATACCGGACCCTGACGATCTCACGATGACCAGGCTCAGAAGATTAATAAGAGCAATTCATCTGCAACAGAGCGCAGAAAGCCCGTGAAACGATATAGTTAAATGAGCAGGAACATAGGAAACCAATATGCCTAACTTGTACGATGAAGCAATCGCAGACGCTCGAGCTCTCAAAGAGATGGCCGAGATGAACGCGCGTAACAAGATAATTGAGTCCATCTCTCCCAAGATAAGGCAGCTGATCGAGCGTCAGATACTTGCTGAGCAGGACGATGAGGTACCTAACCTCGATCTTGAGCCGCTGCCTGATGAAAGTGAGATGGCGGCTGATGCTGATCCATCCGCCATGGCTGCTGCTAGCGCACCTGCGGGTGCTGCAACTCCCGACCCCGATGAGGAGGTCACTCACACCGTGACCACCAAGACGGCATCAGGGACTGAGGTTAAGATCAACGTCCGGGTTGATAAGCACGGAGAGGCATCAGCCAGCGCTGATACCGATGTGGCCGAAGGGGACGACGTGACATTAAGCGAGGAAAGCCTGCGTTCGCTCGCTGATATGGTTCTGGGGGAGAAAGTCGAGAAGATTTCATACGGAAAGATCCGTAGGCAGTTCGAGTCTCTCAAGAGAGTTTCAGAGGGTCTGCCCCTATCGCAAAGCAGCAATTTTAGGGCAGCATACTCAATTTTAGTCAAAAACACTCATGATTTCAGGGATCAAGTACTATCTAATGGTAGCTCGCCTGTGATCAGGCAAAAGTTCAACGTATTAGTCAAGGAGATAAAGCAAATGTCAACAAGCGCGAGATTCCGTCGCCTACTGGAAGAAATGGACAGGAAGCCCCGTCTTCGCAGGGAGGCGAAGCTCGTATTCGACCCCGCTGACCTAGAGGGACTCGATGATGAGGACTTCAAGACCAAGCTGCAGGGCATGACCTTCGGTGTTGAGTTCGGTGAGGAGGGAGCCGCTCCTGATATGGGCGGTGAGGAGATGCCCGTCGATGTGTCAGACACCGGTGGCGTTGAGGCTGCGCCAGCCCCGCCCGCCCCGCCGCCCGCTCCGTCAGAGTACGATATGGTGGACGAGTACGACGACGAGGGCCTTATGGACGAGGAATACGAAGAGCTCGAAGAGGAGATGGGATACGACGAGGGTGACTACATGCACGAGGAAGACGACGGCGATCGTAAGTTCCACGTCGATGAGTCGATGCTACGTCGTGAGCTCCGTCGCCTCCGTGAGGCGAAGGGCAAGGGAATCGGAGACGCCAAGGCTTCGAACTTCGGCGGCGGCAAGGCCACCAAGCATCTGGTGATGCAGTCGAAGGACACGGATCTTAATGTTAATGAGGGTGATGTGGAGCTCGAGGAGGCCGAAGAGGTCGCTGAGAAAGCTCTTAAGGTTGCCAAGAAGGCAACCGCCGTCGCCCAGGAAGAGCGCTCAGCCAGGGTCCAGGAGGCACGCACGAATCGTGACCTCAAGTCCCGTTTGGCTGAGTCCGAGCGCGCAAACGCGACACTTCGCGAGCAGCTCGAGGAGGTCAATCTGTTCAACGCTAAGCTTCTCTACGTTAATAAGCTTATGCAGAACCGTGACCTCACACCTCGTCAGCAAAGGGCGATCGTTGAATCGCTCGACGCGGCGAAGTCGGTGAGAGAGGCGAAGCTCCTCTACACCAGCCTGACGGAGTCGCTCAAGTCCAAGTCAGGCACAATGACAGAGGGTCGGATCCTAGGTTCGTCCTCCAGATCGACGCGGTCAGCTAGCCCAGCTGCTAGCCTGAATGAATCCGTCGAGGTGGATCGCTGGGCCGTTCTCGCAGGCATTAAGTCGGGCAGTTAATCGCCCGTTGGTTTAATCGGTTTACAACAACTTTCCAAATTGGAGAAAAGAAAATGTCAAGGACTTTCACACTAGAGCAGCTCTCGGAAGGAATCCGCGGGCGTGACGTTGGGGCGGAGAACAGCCGCCTGATTGAGAAGTGGAGCCGCACCGGCCTGCTTCGCGGTCTCGATGGGGTCAATCGCGAGAATATGGCTCGCCTCCTCGAGAACCAGACTGCCAACCTCCTCCGCGAGAGCAACGCTCTCTCGAGCGGTGGTGGCTCCACGGCGTCCGGTAACGGCGACATCCGTGGCTTCTCGAACATTGCGTTCCCGATCGTCCGCCGCGTCTTCGGCGGTCTCGTGGCCAATGAGCTCGTCTCGATCCAGCCGATGAGCCTGCCGTCCGGCCTGCTCTTCTACCTGGATTACGCCTACGGCTCGAACGTCGGTGGCAACGCGGGTCCGGATCTCGCAGCCGGTGCGACCCAGTCCACCTACACCGCGGGCCAGTCGATCTACAACAATCCGGCCGGTAAGGGCGTCCAGACGGGCTCTCTCGCGACTGGTGGTATGTACGATCTCGCCGGCTCAGGTTACAGCCGCGTCCACGCTGTCCACACGATGGCGCTCGCCGCGACTTCTTCAGGGTCTTTCGGAGGCTCCGGTGCCTTCTCACCCACGAAGTTCATCCACGCCAGCGGCACCGACGGCAGGCTCATCGGATTCGATCCGCAGCTCACGACACTCATCGAGGCTGACGCTGCTGGTGGAAACTTCGACAGCACCGGAATGTTCAAGTTCGTGTTCCTTCCGACGAACGCGCTCTCGTCCTCCGCCGATCTCTCCCTTGTCAAGGATTTCGCGATCTTTGAAGGTGTGGACACATCCGGCGCTGCGGCGCCGGGTGAGACGTTCCAGGGCGGCACGGGCGTGCTCAACATCCGTCGCCTCAACCAGCTCGGTGACTTCTCCGGCGGCGTGTTCACCGCGAAGCCCCTGACCGGCTCTCACATCCTGATGGTCATCTCGGCGTCGAACGATGTCGCCAACCTCGCTCGTACGAATGCCCTCCGCGTCAGCTACCCGCTCGCCTCGGCGCTCGACGTTGAGAGCTCAACCGGTTCCACGGTCACCATCCCGGTCTTCGAGTCGAACTTCGGCACGAATCCGTCCCCGGTCATCCCGGAAATCGACATCAAGATCGAGTCCATCGCCGTCACCGCGACGACCCGCAAGCTGCGCGCTCGCTGGTCCCCGGAGCTCGCGCAGGATCTGAATGCCTACCACAGCATCGATGCTGAGGTTGAGCTCACCCAGATCCTCTCCGAGCAGATCGCCCTCGAGCTCGATCGCGAGATCCTGAACGACCTCCTCACGCAGGCAAACGGCGCGAACTACTTCTGGAGCCGCGCTCCTGGTAAGTTCGTCAACAAGACCAACGGCGCCGTTGTCTCACGTGACTCCACCACCCAGCCCGGCCCGAACTTCACCGGTACGGTCCGTGAGTGGTACGAGACTCTCACCGAGACGATCATCGACGTCGGCAACGAGATCCACCGCAAGACGCTTCGCGGCTCCGCGAACTTCATCGTGGTCGGTCCGGACGTCGCCACGATCCTCGAGGCCTCGACGTACTACCGTCCGAGCTACAGCATCGACGGCTCCGGCCAGGTCGGCGCTCCGTTCTCGATCGGCGCAGAGAAGGTCGGCACCCTCTCGAACCGCTTCACGGTCTACAAGGATCCTTACTTCCCCCGTAACAAGATCCTAGTCGGCTTCAAGGGCGGAAGCTACCTCGAAACGGGGTATGTGTACGCTCCGTACGTCCCGCTCATCGTCACCCCGACGATCTTCGCTCCGGAAGACTTCACGCCGCGTAAGGGTGTTATGACCCGCTACGGCAAGAAGATGGTCCGCAGCGACTTCTACGGCACCGTGACCTGCCTCGACATGAACA